TTAGAGAGCCACCACGTTGCCTGCTGCTGGGCCTTTCATACCATTTTCCATGGTGAATGAAACTTGTTGACCTTCAGCTAATGTTTTGAAGCTATCACTTTGGATTGCAGAGAAATGTACGAAGACATCTTTGCTGCCATCAGCTGGAGTAATAAAACCAAAACCTTTACCTTCATCGAACCATTTTACTGTACCAGTCATTGTATTAGACATAGAATTTCCTTTAATTTATTTAATTTGCCATAAGGCATAGGCGGTTTGTTTTGTATTTTTACTTATGGGAATTAATTAGAAGGAATTCGCAGTGAAGAGGTATCAAGGATAACGCTAAATGGGAACAACTTTAAACTTACTAACATAAATAGGCCTGTACTTCCAAACCAGTGACGCTATTAAGCCATAGAAAAATTCAGATAGCAAACTTTATTTTGAGAACAATATTTTTTATATTGAATATCCTCTTATAATTTTTTATTTAATCAATGTATAAACATGGTCATCAAAAGTAACATCACCTATAACATAATTATCTTTTAGAACTTGAGTAAGAATAAAACCATTTTTTTCTAAAACTCGTTCAGATGCTATATTTCCTGCAGTAACAATCGCTTGAAAATTTTTCAAACTAGCTAATTCAGGTAAATTTAATAATTGAGCTAAAGATTTTGTCCCTATAGACTTTCCTGTTTGTTCGGGAGATAGTATATAACCAATCTCTCCAATTAACTCTCCATCTTGATGAATAAGTCTTAATCCTGTTAAACCCAAAGGAGTGGTGTTTGTTTTATCATAGATAACAAAACATAACCAATGCACAGATGACAAATTCCATTCAGGTAAACGACTATTAAATGCTTCTTTGATCTGCTCCTCAGTCATTGTATTTGAGATAAACTGCATAGCCTTTTCTGAATCATATAATTCTTTAAAAAAAGGCCAATCATCTTCAGTTATTTTCTTAAATATAAACTCCATAAATATCCTTAATAAATAAAATATTTTATATTATTATAAACTTCCACATGCTAAATCTTCAATAAATACTAAATAAATTCAGCAGTACATTTTGATAATTCATTCTCTAGCCATTGTAAAAAATATTGTGTCATCAAACCTAGTTCACTTTCATGATGAATAAGACATGACCAAACATTTCCTTTAATAGAATGTTTTGAAAGTGAACTGATTTTTTTATCTTTTTTAACTTGAAGTGTAAGTAGTTGACTTACCAAACCGATCCCTAACCCTTGGCAAATAGCATCTAATAATAGGCTTGGGTCTGAAAAATTAATTCCATTTAGTTGTTGCCCTACCGATTCGCCCCCCTGCAATGTCCAGTTACTCCAATCCATAATTCCTTCTCCATGTAAGGTTAACCTTTTCTGAGTATTGAGTAGAATTGGATTACATGCAGGATAAAGCTTATCGTAATAAAGTTCTTTATAAATACATTCTTTTTGTGCCGATATATCATCACGTATAGCAATATCAATTGTCTCTATTGCCATATCTGGTACTGCATAAGTAGTAAAAAGCCAAATATCTATTTCAGGGTATTTTTGATGAAATAAATCAAGACGCGGTAATAACCAATAACGAGCAAATGCGGGTGTAGTGTTAACAATCAATTGATTTGATTTTTTATATTGATCTAAACGACGTACACCAACAGCTAATTGCTGTAAGACATCTTGGGTACTATTGTAAAAGTCCACTCCAGCATCAGTTAATGTGACGCTTCTACCTTCTCGAAAGAATAATGGTTGTTCAAGATAACTTTCCAAGCTTCTTATTTGCTGGCTAACAGCTGATTGGGTGATATTCAATTCTATTGCGGCTTTATGAAAGCTACCAAGTCGAGCCGCAGATTCAAACCCTCGTAATGCATTTAGTGGTGGCCAATATTTTAACATCGCTGATAAGTCTATCTAATCAATTGTACGCTAATTATATCGTTAGTTCTTAGAGTATCAATACCAATAAAATGAAGCACTCTGCTAAGTTGTTAGTGTAGTTAAATTAAGAAAAAAGGAAGGTATTAATGAATTCAACTCGTCGCCAATTTATTCATCAAGTTACGGTGATTAGTGCGCTCAGTTTAGCTACATCTTTTGGTATTTCACTCTCAGCAAAAGGAGAAAGTATGGTTGATAAACTAGGAGTAATGCCTGATGAAGGTGAATTACAACAATTGGCCTTTATAGCCTTTGGAGCACAACGGTCTATATGGGGAAAGATAACTGAAGATGTACAAATTGCATTGGGAAACATTGCCCAAGCTATTGCAAAATATCAACCTGTAGTTATTTTCTGCCGTGAAAGTGAGCTAGATATTGCTGAAAAAATGTGTGGTTTGCATAACACTACATTTATTACAACAAAACTAGATGATATTTGGATGCGTGATATAGGAGCAAATTTCGTTATTACTCCAAATAAAACCCTTAGTGCTGTAGATTTCAATTTTAATGGCTGGGGTAATAAACAACGCCATAGCAAAGATTCTAAACTTGCTAAATTTCAAGCCAAAAAATTTGGTATCAATACGCCTTATCAAAGTCAAATAATTGGAGAAGGTGGTGGAATTGAAGTTGATGGTTGTGGTACAGCAATTATGACAGAAAGTAGTTGGGTGAATAACAACCGAAATCCAGGCTTAACACGAGATCAGATTGAAAATGAATTAAAATTCGCATTGGGATTACGCAAAATTATTTGGATACCGGGCATTAAAGATAGAGATATTACTGATGCACATGTAGATTTTTATGCTCGCTTTGTGAGGCCGGGTGTTGTGGTCGCAAATTTAGATAATGATCCAGATTCGTACGATTATGATGTAACAAGAAACAATATAGAAATATTACAGAATTCTACCGATGCAAATGGAAGAAAACTACAGATCCATACAATGGAACCACCTTTATATCCTAGAGAGAGTATTTTCAGTAAAAACAATCCTGATTTTGCAGCTGGGTACATAAATTATTTCGTCATTAATAATGCTGTCATTGCCCCTGAATTTGGTGATGAGGAAGCAGATAATAAAGCCAAAAAAATGTTAACTGAATTATATCCAACCCGTGATATTGTCATGCTAAATATCGATGCTATCGCAGCTGGAGGTGGAGGTATCCATTGTGTTACACATCAGTTACCTTCTTTTAAGTCTATATAAGCATTACACTTTAATAATAAAGGCAGTAAAATAATGTTACTTGCCTCAGCAAGCTGATGAAAACACGTCACCTTTTACAAGGTAAGGCTCATAGATATTTCCTTGCTAGATTAATGGTTCTTTACACTGATTAAGTCCATCAAAAAAGCGGTACCAAAAATACCGCCTATTTTAGTTAAATAAAATTCGTAAAGTTCAAGCAAAACGTCAGTGGAAGAGAATTAGGTAACACTGATTCGCATTTCAGGGGGAATATATTGCATATTAGCTTCAATAAAAAACCCGCCGAAGCGGGTCAGTATCACAATGCTACCTTTAATTTTCTAACCAATACTTTATGCGTCGCATAAATGTTATCCGAACCTCAGAAGGTAAAGAGGATTCAATATTATTTATTAACTCCTCGCAATGTAGTGTTTACGTGGGGTTATTGATTGGATAGTGTAATATCGATTAATTCACCTTTTTTACCGACTTTGTAAGTTTTGTTATTAAAAAAATCAATTCCATAGTGATATGTCGATACTCTTCGGTGTGCGTACTCATCATCACCTTCAAGCCACGTTGTGATAATTACAGATTCAGCGTCTTCTTGGTGAATATTAACTTCAATAACAGCATCAAACTTTGTCAAAATAATTGATTCTTCCAATGCCATAAACTTCGCATTATCACCAAAGTTAACGAAAGTACCGTATTCTGCTGTAATATTGGAATTGTTACCTAAATTAAAGAGCATTTTATTATCTATCAGTTCACTACGAAAAATATTATTATCTCCCGCAATAATACAGGCATTATTCTTACCCGTAATTAAATTATTTTCATTACCAGTTGCTAGTGTTATTGATAAATCTGCAACTTCTGGAGCGGAAATTTCCACATTATTACCCGTAGCTATCGCCACCGTTTTTCCCATCGATGAATCACTATCATTGGTCAAACCTGAACCATCATTTTTCATTTTATAAAAAGTAAAATCAATTGATGACTCATCACCAGAAGAGAAAATACAGGTATTTATGCCACCATTAATTAATGCATTCTTCCCCGTTGAAACAAATAAAGAATTTTCACTATTTTCTGTACCGCTAAACTCGTTATCATCAATCGATACATTATTACCTAAACTAACAATTAGTGCATTTTTTCCTTCACAAGAAATTTGTTGGTTATCTTTGATAAATACAGCTTCCTTATTAGTACCAGATAAAATGGTGTATTCATCTTTATAAGAATTTTGTGTATCCGTCATATCATATCTCCTAGATTTATAATTAAGTTCCATCTTAATTGACTATATAAATATACAGTAATTTTATTATTAAGTATAGATTGATTTTTAAAAACATAATCTATTCAACAATATGATTTAATTGTGTTTTTTACCAAATTAGCATTACATGCTTGATATTTATAAAATTCAAAGGAAATATAAAAAAATAGCCACATAAAATGACCAATAACCAATATAAGCTCTAATCAATACACTCAGCTCTAATGTAATCTTGTAGCCCTAAAATGATTTGCACTGACTTTACAATTAGCTCTCTGAGCAACCAATAATTTCTAATAGCGGTGTCAGTAGGTCGGGCGGTGGTTTCATTAGCCAAGCTGGTGGCGAGACTATCGGTACTCTTTGGATAGTTGGCTTTAATGTATACCTGCTCAAGATGACGCTCGCTGATATCAAGCAAACGGCTAACTTTATTCTTTGCACTAGCTAGATCCTGAGTGTATTTAATGTCGAGTTGATTTAACCGAGTAATGTGTGCTTGGTAGTCAATATTGATTGGAGTGAAGGAATGCCAGCCTCCTTTCATGAACAACGTTCATTATCAGAACGTTTGTATCGAAAGCAGTGTATTGATACACAAGCTTTATTAGGGCGTGCGACTCGTGCACAAACCGATCGTTATAACAATATTCGAGGAAAAGAATGGATAACCATCGCGTGTTAACCTTATTTCTGACCTTATTTTAATCCATTAGATAATCTGCAAATGATAATTTCCGCCACTTTTATCATGCGGTTTGCAGATTATTTTTCTTCTTTTTCATATCCCGTAAATAAAACTTTATCGCCTATTTCTATTGCTTGATTTTAACGCTGACGTTTTATTTATTGTTTGTTTGCTTTTGCTATATCTGGTTACTTTTAATACAAAAATACGCATCAGCACGTTACACAAAATCATAAGAAAGCCTATAACAAAAAAGGGAACCCTTAAGTTCTCATAATCAATTCGCAACGCTAATTATATTACATATGTTTGATGATCGTGTCACCAAACTCGCTACATTTCAGCAGGTTAGCGCCTTCCAACTGACGTTCGAAATCATAAGTTACAGTCTTGGCGGCAATTGCGCCTTCCATACCTTTAATGATTAAGTCAGCGCCTTTTGTCCAATCCATGTGGCGTAACATTATGTATTTTCACTATCATTAACCACTTATTTATTAAGGTATATTTGCTTTTAATAAACCCAAAAGACGATGGTTATGCCTATTTGTGATGATACGGGAGGAACATGCTGCTCTGATATTCACTCGCTTAGGATTTGAGTTTTTTTGATTGCTCATTTACCACCATATAACCATCAGCAATAATAACTATCGCCATAATCGCGATATAAACTTTTCAATTCATTATTGATTAATACCTATGATGAGAAATAGCGCGTTGACAGCGTTTAGCTAAACTCGCTTTATCATTGGAACAAGAAGGATCAATGGAAAAATAAAAGCTGAAGATAACAATAATAAAAAGAGTAATAATAAAGCATAAGACAATAATTAAAGATTTCCATGACATAAAGCAGATTCCATTTCACGGCGATTAATTAAACCCTTCCATACTTTTCCACCAGCATAAATCCGACGTTTCATTTCTTCACAAGCGCCATATTGATCACCCGCATTTAATTTCTTGAGTAAAGTAGAATATGAAAATGCTAGTATTCCAACATTATAAGCAAAAGAATATAAAGAGGCTTTAGTGTGATTATCGAGGGATACTTTGACTAAAGCATCGACCTGTCGTTGTATTTTAATAAAATCTTTTTGTAATAAAGCATCACATTCTTGCTTTGTGTATATTCTATTTTGAGTAATGTCATTGCCAGTATGGCCATAGCAAACTGTCAAAACACCTGTGACATCATAATAGGATTTGTATTTTATTCCTTCCAAATAACTAATAAGGGTTAAGGCTATAGTAATGGCACTGGTACAACTTAATACAATTGATTTCTGTTTTAATTGCATTTAATATCCTTTTTTATTAAAAGGCATCATTTCATTAATATAATTAAACCCTAGAGTTCAATTTAATATTTAATTATGTTATCATTAGAAAAATAAAACTTAGAGATAATATATAATGAAAAGATTCGATATAGATAAAATAATTAAAAACTTATCGGACAAGGATGTAAAAAAAATAAATCAAACTTATAACAACAAAACCAATAAAGAAGAAAATTTTAAAAAATGGTTTTTTGACACATTTATCTTTGATCGTATCTTATTTGAAGGATTATTTATTTCACTTACTATAGTTTTTATTTGCATAATTACATCAGAATCTACACCTCATCTATTCTATTCATTCTTAGTTTTAGTTTTTATTTACTTCACCATGAGTTTAGTAATTACTATCTATGATTGTATAAAGAAAATTGCAGTAATGACCTATATAATGAAAAAATGATCTATTTTTAATTAGAGCATTAATCTAATTTATTTAATATTTTCAATAGCTGATTCTTCGTTATTATATTTTTTCAATATTAAGATAAGTTTCCCCATATTATAGCCTAAAGTAGTGAGTAATATAGGATTGCTATGAACACTAAATTTTCGCTTAAAATCTAATGAACTCCAACGAAATAAGCGAGTACCTTTACTGGTAAACAACCGATCAAAATGTGTTGCTCTATAAGTTCTCTCGCCCATCGTGACAGGTAAATGAATAATACGATTAGGTGGATCATATTTAGCAAAAGCTGCAAATCCATTATATAGGCTGACAGTCATATCAATAACATCATAACCTATCTCACCATGACTCTCATTTAAACCTCAAAATTTAAAACTTTGTTCAATACCTTTTTTTATAGGATCTTCTCCTATATCAAATTCACCGTCAGTAAACTCATACACTATATCTGATACACCGTCAAAAAACTTACCTCCACCGAGAGATAAACCAATAAATCCAGCACCTTTCATTTCATTATTTCTAATTTTACGACCAATCTTAAATGTTAAATATCCAAAAGCACTTTGTATTCCTCCTCCTATAATAGTTTGACTGCTTTTAAGATAAAAATAATATCCCGTTCCAGAAAAAGTTTTAAGTGCAAAAACAGGTGATAATTTATAGCTCTTTTATTAGATATGTTTTTTCTGTTTTAGAACCATCACTATAAATTTCAGAAATCGTGATATTCCCACCATTTACAGAATATTTCACAATACTATCTAAAGGATCGTCTCTCCATCGCCCCGAACTATCAGCATTATTTGATGCCCAAATGACCTTTTCACCGTTTAGTTTACATTTAATAGCCCAGCGACTGTTATCGACTGAACGAATGTAATGAACATAAGCAATGCCGTTTTCAATAGTATCTAATTGCATAATCTTATGATCTCGACCAAACATGGTTGCTGCAGACGCTTTACAGACTTGCCCTACATCGACATTTTGTGCAAACACAGAAGAACTAAACAGTAGTGATAATAATAATATTTTTTTCACAAGCCCAATCTCTAATTTAAGATAAGTAATTATGTATATCGTCAATTAATCGAAAAACTTTATCTTAAATTTTTACTTATAAAATATATTATTCAATCTTATCTTTATCTACGGCTCATCAAATATAAATTCATCTTTTATGCAAGAAAAATGTAAACCGATATCTTTAATGATTAAGTCAGCAGCTTCTGTCCAGCCCATGTGGTGTAACATTATATAAATCCGCCATTACTAACCATTTGTTTATTAAGGTATATTTACTCTTAATATACTTAAAAGACAGTGATTATACATTTTTATAACTAGTTGATTAACATAAGACTTTTATTGGTTTTGATAACCACATATTAGAACTGTAAACATGATTTAGTGAGTATTCGAAACATTAGCTGTGGAAATGGAAATAAGTTCTGAGTTAAGGGATATGGTACAAAACCACAAAAGATCAGGCGTTTCTCAAAAGCATTATGACAGATATGATTATTTAAGAGAAAAACGGGAAACTCTTGATATATGGTGTGAGAAGCTATCATCATTAAAAAAAGAGTAATGTTTATATATCGCTAGCATAGCCAAAACTATAAGCTATATTATATATAGCTTCTTTAATCTAAGGATTTATGTATATGAAAAGGATTCTGTTTATATTGGGATTATTGATTGGTGGATTTGGAGTTCTTTTATATCAATGGGTTAAACCAGTAGATAATGATCCATATTTTTTCTTGTCACCTAAAATAGCCGAAGGGCACCCTATTAATATACCTATAAAACTGTATAAAAAAGGGGACTCTATTAACTTTGTTTTTTGGAAAACTCCAATTCCTTCACCTAAGTTATTATTTTTATTCCCTATATCACCCCCATCATCCCATATCATATTAAATATAGAAGAAAACCAAAATAAAAATATTAATTTTTCTAAATTTGAAATATTTAATGGAAAAGGACCAATAAAAAACATTGGTAATTCTGCAATATTTAAAGTGAAATTATATAAAGTAAATAATGATATGTCTGAATCCTTAATTTTAGATTATATACATAGAAATAATAGTGTTCGTAGAGCTGATGCTTTTTCTATAGCATCAGTTCCACCAGAATATGGGCAATATAGATTAGAAGTCACTGTTCTTGGCGATTGGCCTGAATTAGAAATAGATGGGTTAACCTATTTCATCACTATAAAAACCTATTTTATTAAGTAATATTTTCATGAAAATAAATTTGACAAAAATAAAAAAGGATGAGCAATGTCAACATTAAGACCAAATCTTTTTGGTAAAGCAATAGCGTTAAATGGAGATAAAACAACGACAGGTGCAACCTGCATTGCCACCATACAGTCTGTAAGTTGTCATCAAAAAATGGCGCTTAGGGTGGGAGATCCTACGACTATTTGTCCCAAATGTAGGCAAGCTGGAAAAGTTATTACCGGTGAAAATAGAATCAATAATCATGGAAAAATACAGGCGGTTGAGGGTTCAATTGTTCAGTGTGGATGTCCTTTGGGTTCAAATATTGTCATTGCGGGAGATCCACGCTCTAATGTAATAGCTTCAAATACTATGATAATGCCTAGAGAGCCCACCAATCAATATACTGTTAACAAACAAAATAATTTATACATACCACCAATTATAGATACCGAAGACCATAAATATACAGTAACTATTTATACAGCCTATCCAGGAACGCCATTATCTGACGATAAAGGCTCGCCCAAGTTTGAAGGTTTTAATAATGCAGTAAGAGCAACATCTTCTGCAGGTCATATGTGGTTACAAATAAAAATAATAAATAAAGATAACACTGAAATCGATGCTATTTCTTTTGGGTTTGCACCTATCGTAAGTGGAATGTATGGGGATGGTGAAGTTACAGATAATGATACAACTCATTATGAGAATCCATATTACAGCCGAACTATCGAAATAACCAAGCAACAATACGATAAAATATATGAATTTGGCGATTTAGCTATGAATAACAAGCAGACCTACTTCAATTTATATTATAACGGTATAACAAATAGCTGTATCGATTTCACATGGAAAGCATTACGCCATGCCGGAATTACACCAAACGTAAATTTATATGATAGTGCTCAATTAAGCAATATAAATGGAAATATAAAAATACTTGAAAAACAACAGGGTAAATATGATGGTGACTTGAAGGTTATTGATAATATACCTCATATAAAATCCATCACGTCACCGTTCCCTGATAGTGATTTAAATACTGAAAAATATAATAAGATACCCGAAAGAGCTCTCTTGCAATGGTTCCTATCTAAAAATAATGATGAAAACGATGATAAAAACATAGATCTCGTGAAAAGGTAGTATAGTAAATATTACTGTAGATAAACCACTCTATGCTAAACGGGTGAAATAGTTAATCAGTACAGTCCGTTTAACAACATCACAATTAATCCTCTTCTTTTTGCCTGCGCTCCTCTTCCTCTTTCTGCGCTTCTTCCATTTCACGCATTCTCACGTTATAGATTGATTGCTCTGGCATCTGTACACGAACAGAGATAAAACGACCATCAGGGATATCAATCGGGTCGCCGTCATTGAAACCATCAATATCATTACGAGCAAACTCAGGTGCGTTAGGGTGAGTGCGATGATACGTTCTAACGAGAATAGAGCCGTTTTTATTAACTTCAGAGTCTACCCAAATAAGAGGCTGTTTATTGACATCGAGTGGAATTTCAATACCCCCCATCGACTCCGCCCCAGCCTGCGTCTGAGTTAAAACCAAGTACAAGTACTGAATGTTTCTAAAGGAATGGGCTTTAACAATAAGCCATTTTCAAGAGGATAATCTTCAGGCCTAAAAGACGAACATTTACAAGAAAACATTGCCTCATAAAAATCGGCTGATTTTTGCTTGGTTAATTCGTTAAAACCAATAAAAGGAAACTCCTGTCCGTGATAATCCCAATAATCATCTGCTTCTTTGCCAAAACGGAATAATAACTCCTCACCTGTCGGCCACACCCAACGCAATTCAGATGCCGAAGCAAGAAAGCGAGCACCATCTTTAAATAGCCGGTACATACGTTTGGATTGCGTAATGATGTCTGCAAGGTTTTTGTATTCCGTATCAAATATAACGCCTCGCCAGAATGAGCCATAACCAACGCCGATATTGCGCCTAAATCTCGCTAATTGGGCAGCTGTTTTACCGGGTCCTCGTGTTCCTTCATATAAAATTTCATTACATGGGCAACTTAGTGATAAGGATTGAGAGCCGGGTAAAGGCTTCCAGACTACGTTGTAATTCATCCACCTAGTACCTCACCTTGTTGCTGTTGTGCAGCCTTTTCCCAGTCATCCACATTATCACAAGATGGAACGGGCATAATGTTGTGTGTGGCTTCGACCTTCTGCTCAATTTGCTCTTTGAACGCCTGAACTTTGACGTGTTTACCTAGTAACTCAAGATTTTTCACTTTGTCAGGCCATTTGATTTTCTTGAGAATGGTTTCTTCGGTGCTTTCATCGTAATCACGAATTGTTGTGGAAATATCAAATCCAGATAATGTTGTACGCTATGTTTTAGGCCATTCACTAACTGGCTTAAGCTTTCCGTCATCCCGAAGAATGTCCAATACATCCATTTGGTCAATTTCAACTAAACGCTTGAGTACATAATCAGCATCTATCTGAAGGCGATCACTTCTTTTCTTCAATAGTTCAGATATTCTTAACTGTATATCAGGTTTTGACAGGTTTTCTGATGCAGTGCGGTTTGCAGTTTTCTCGCTGTACCCCGCACGAATAGTTGCTTGTGTAGCGTTTAAATCGATGAGGTACTCGCGACAAAACATTTCTTGTTTATCGTTGAGTGTCATTAATTTTTCTCTTGGAGTTATTGATTATGAAAGATAAAGATCCGATGTTTGCAAACAAATGAAAGTTAAATCATTATTATTTGTTATTGGATGTATTGGTTATTTAATATCCCTTATATATTCCATATATTTATTTCATCATGATAGCTTTGAATTATCTGCAGCATATAGAATTTCAGCATTTATTTTTATTCAAGCCGCTCTCACCAACTTTGAGCGAGATACAGTTAATTACTATCTATGTAGATTTATATTGCAAGTTATGCCCGCAATTCTGGGACTTGTCATTGTTTACCATAAAATAAAATTTGGATATTGAAATACAACTTACTAATACTAATCACAGTGCCTCCAATTGATTTATTCCACCCAATAAAAAACCTCGCTTGGCGAGGTAATAGTGTTCTTCATGTGGTTGGTAATCAGGGAGGGATTCGAACCCTCGTCCGACGCAGTATTGGTCACGGCCACCACTGTTCAGTATAGGCGTGTCACGCTTTGTCCCGTCGGGAGTTTCCTCCAGCCATCTCGCGCACCTGATTATTTCAGTAGTATATAATAAAAAAGGCCACTAGGGCCTATTCATCGTTAAATGTTAATTAAATCAGTTGGCTCAGTTTTGAACAGTGTAATATTTACTACTTCTCATGTCCTACTCACTTCCCACCACCGACTAATTCAAAGCCAATTTGACCAAGTCCTTTTATACATGCCTCAGCTTTTTCAAGCATTGGAAGATCATCTCTACGCTTTCTTAGTCTAAATCCTGCATCTGATGAGTCATCATCGGATACCTTTCTTGCTTGAGAGATAATATCTTGAAGCTGTCGGATCGTGTACCCTGAAACAATCACAGGCATCTTGGATTCTTTGTCTGCTAAATCTAATAACCATTTTCGTAATGCCTTCGCAATTTTGGTATCAGCTAACATACCAAGCAAATGAGCACCTCTTGATGAGAAAATACGAGTTCTATTATGTTGTATCACATTGTTTTTATTGCGAGAGGTCACGGTGACCACTAGGGTCATATCTTGACTAAACTCATCTTTATTTCGATTGTAGAGCCTGTTTACTGATTTTTCATCGGCATACTCCAAAAGTTCTGCCATGTGTTTACTCGTAAACCAGATCCTCCCGTCTCCATTATCAAATGGAGTAATCTCGTTACCTTTGAAAACTAATGATTTGCTCATGGTGTAAATCCTTATAGAAAAGCGAACCTGTTCACCAGAAATAACCGCCCCACAAAAAACACCATTAACGGTTTTTCTCAGGTTCGACTTTCTGTAAGGTTCTGTGAGTGTTTTTATTGCGCGGTGAATGTGCGATGAAATGCGTAGAGTTCGCCGCTTAGCGATACACTGCTAAGCCACTTCTAGTCTGTTCCTAGCAGTCAAGATGGAATCACCCCTTATTTGGCGGAGTTGCACCCATAAAAAAGCCCCGCTATTGCGAGGCTATATGGTATTTAGACTGGATTATTACTTAGTTGGAGTGATATCGATTAATTCGCCTTTTTCACCGACTTTATATTTTCTTTTATTAAAAAAGTCAGTCCCATAATTGTACATAGCAATTTTTTGGTGAGCATATTCATCATCACCTTCTAGCCACGTTGTGATAATTACAGATTCTGCATCACTGCTAATAGCACCATGATGCACATCAATAATGGCGCCTGATTTGGTTAAAATAATTGATTCTTCACCTGCCTGTAAAACGACGTTATCACTCAGATTCACGCATAAAGAGAACGCTGCATCAATAATTGATTTTTCACCTAAATTAACAACCGTTTTACGCTGAAGACTTTCATGGTAGTATTGCGATTCATCACCAGCAATAATACAAGTACTATTTTTTCTAGATGTTAACTCACACTCATTACCCGTTGATAAAATTACCGATTGTTCTACATTATCTGGCCCCTCCACCTGAACTTCATTGCCAGTGACTACAACACAGGTTTTACCAAAATTGTATCCGTTATCCCAATCGGCACTATCATCATCAAAAAAATCCTCACAGGTCTCAAATTTAATTTGATCTCGATCACCTGAAGTAAAAACCGTTGAATTTTTACCAGGATTAACACTTACTTCGTTTCCTGTTGATATAAATACAGAGCTATCACCATGTAGTATATCTAGTGATGCATCAGTATGCTTGCCTTTATGGTCTTGAAAAAAATAGTTATCAACTAGCTCCACTTCATTACCTGTGCTAATAATCGTTGCCTGCGTACCTTCACAAAGAATTTTTTGATTACCCTTTGTAAATATAGCCTCTTTATTATTACCAGATAAAATAGTGTATTCATCTTTATAAGAATTTTGTGTATCAGTCATATTATATCTCCTAGATTTATAATTAAGTTCCGTCTCAATTGACTGTATAAATATACAGTAATTACCACTTATAAATCTAAGAATCCTCTCAATAAAGAGAGTTATTTTTAGTTGATACACTCCGCTCTAATATAATCCTGCAACCCTTTAATCATCTGCTCTGACTCTGCAATTCGCTCTCTGAGTAACCAATAATTTCGGATAGCGGTGTCAGTAGGTCGGGCGGTGGTTGCATAAGCCAAGCTGGTGGCGGAAGTGGTTTTGCTTTTTGGGCACTCGGCTTTGATATACACCCGCTCAGGATGACGCTCACTAATATCACGCAAGCGACTAATTTCATTCTTAGCATTCGCTAGCTCCTGTGTATATTGAATATCCAACTGATTTAATCGCGCTATGCGTGCTTGATAGTCAGTATTAATAGATTTCTGTTCTTCAAGAGCAATCGTTAGTTCTTTGTTTGTTTCTACTAATAGATTAATTCTGTTAGCTTGCCAATTAATCACCCAATAGCCTCCCACAATAATGCCTACCATCGTAATGACGGCATAGAGTTTCCCGTATTTCATGATTAGTACCGATGATGTGAGAGAGCAATCTGACAGCGTTTTTCTAAACTAATGTGGTCTTTAGTACATGTGTTATCAATCAAGAGATAAATGCCACCAGCGACTGTAATGAGTAATGCAAGAATAAAGCCGATAATGACGATTAAAGGTTTCCATGACATAGTGCTGACTCCGCTTCTCGACGACTGACAAGCCCTCGCCAAACCTTTCCGCCTGCATATACCCAACGTTTCATTTCTTCACAAGCACCCGCTCTATCACCCGCATTTAGCTTCTTGAGTAATGTTGAGCGAGAAAATGCGGTGGCACCCACATTAAAAGCAAAGGAATATAAAGCGGCTTTGGTGTAGTCATCGAGTGGTACTTTGATTAATGCATCGACTTGCTGTTGTGTCTTAATAAAATCATTTTGTAATAACGCATCACATTCTTGTTGTGTGTATCTCTTACCTTGAATAATGTCTTTGCCTGTATGCCCATAACAAACCGTTAGAACACCAGCCACATCACGATAAGGTTCATAACGTACACCTTCAAAATGGGCTATTACTACTAATGCGATGGCTGTTGCTCCCGCAGTTGTTAGCGCCGCTATTTTCTGTTTGAGAGACATTAAATATCCTTTGGCGCTTTTACCATTAATTCAGCAAGCCTTTTTAACGTTTCGGTCGGGTTTTGTGGGTCAACATGACGAACAAGCTCTTCAAATAATTGAGTGCGTTTTCGTTGCTCTCGACGAGTCATAAAGTAAGTGGCTAAACCCAGAACCATGCTGAACGCCATCCCGATAACAAATCCCCATTCATATAATGAGAGACTGGCAAAAAATGCCGTTAAGCCTGCGGTTCCATAAGTTACATTGGTTAATTTATCCATACGCATAGTCACCCCCTGAGGAGTGTCCGTTGATGATTAGTGTGAGAGAATTAAAAAAATTAGGCGGGTATTGATACTTTAAGTGCCTTTAATAAACCTTCAGGCAACTGCTCTTCAAGTGACGCACTAGAAACAATCACAAGACCATACATGGATATCCATGTATTCGTTTGTTGTAAGTGTCCTTGAATAAATTGCTTCGCTTTCTCTAACAAATAAACACAGCTCTCTTGCGTGTTTTTGCGCCAATAAGATTCAATTGCCACCAGCAATGGGTCGCCTGCATCATTAATCCTTTGTGTACCTATTCGATATTGCTTTTTACCTGCTGGAGATGTCGTGCAAATTAGTTGTGTGAGTTGTTGAGTTTCGCCATCAGCCGTATGGATATTGGCCGTTAAAATGACGGAGGTATTCTTTTCACTGTCTGTTTCTGAAGCATAGTGAAGGCTAAACTGTAATTCGCTTATCTCTTTTGACATAACATTTACCGATTTATTTAGTTAATAAGGTGCCGACTCACAGCTCTTGTGTGAACGGTATAAGTAGGTGTTGATTCTGTGGTCGGCGTAGACGGAAAGGCTACAAAGTAACCTTATTTAATTTAGGGTTGAATATGTTAATGAGAATAATTATCATTACATACGTATCGAATTGACAGGTTTGATACGAATTAGTACGACATGACTTACAGTGCTTCTTGCGTTTATTTTATATGCCGATATGACTCCTAGCGTATCGGCATTTTTTTATTTTGTGTTGGGTATTCTTTTTGTACTGATAATTTAGCTCCATCTGTTTAGATTCGGTCTAACACAATGATGATTCAAAGCTGAATTTAATTTGAGAACCAATTCAGTGCAAAAAATAAGAGCTGTTAATATCATTTTGTATTAATTAATAGAAAACAAGTCAGATGATAAATGTATTTAATGATTTACCTGAAATCTTGGTGGGCCGATTTTAGAAAAATCCTAATTTTTAATTTACTACTAACCTTTGGAAGGTCAAGGCTAGCTGGCTAACAATCACAGAATCTAGCCAAACATACTAATCTGCTGATATGATAGCTTCTAACGAAGGAGGAGTTTATGACTTGGCTTGGCATTCCATATAAATTAAATGATTCAAATTTTTTAGATACAGGCATCTTATCCTTAGCTAAATTACCAACTATAGTCGTAGATTCTGGTTTTGGTTGGGATGTGGTTTTTGCAAGTATTTTGGGCGCGATATTTGGTGCTGCTATTCCAGGTATAATTTCATATCGTGCTATGTCAAATAGTACGATAGCCATGAAAGCTGAGCGCATAGCACAAGCTGATAGTGCGAAAAACCAACTCAGAGCCCAACTTTTATCATCAAGCAGACAACAATGGATTAACACACTAAGAGACAGCGCTGCTAGTTACCTATCTGTCGCTAATAAACTTAATAACTTGCAAATACTTATAACGAATGAGTTTCAAAAGAATAAACAAGAAAATAATACATATTATTTGAAACTTCTAGAAGAGGAAACCAATGTTAAGAGCGAGTTAACATTTCTTAAAGTAAAAATAGAAATGTTACTAAATCCCAAAGAAGTTAGCTCTAATACGGTGATAACTGAATTAACTAAATTAAGTAAAATTGCCAATGATTTTAGTCCTGGTAATGTTCATGATGTTAATCAAATAATGGAAATTTTCAAAAGAATTAAAGATAATATTCAATTAATCTGCAAAGCTGAGTGGATAAAAATAAAAAATTTTGAGGAATAGATAAAAGAATCTGAGGAAGAGATAAAAGAACCTGAGTAAAAATATAAAATACTCCTTCGGAAATCTTTTTTGTATCTTTTGATCCTTCCTAAATAAGGTTGACACTTTCCAATCTAAAATTGGAGAATGTAATGAAATCAATAGTCAAATTAGCTCAATATGATTATTTCTTTACCATTAAATTACAGGTTTTTGATCTGTTAAAAAAGATGAATTCACTAGTAAAAAATGATCACACTTATCATTACGCCCAATGAAGTTAAACTGCCCCCAGTTTATCGGGCGTTTTATGCCTGAAAAGTTGTCAAGCTATCCCTTCAGTATTTAGTGAATTATGGGCGGTATCTTATTTACCCAAAATATAAATATGAACGAGCAAGTATTTTTCAAGCCCTAAAATCTAAATTTTTTATCTTTGACCAATATGGGATTGTAGATAGCAAAAAACCCCGCCGAAGCGAGGTTTTGTATATTCAACTATTTAATGCTTAACTCATTTGAGCTGTCATCACACTTTTGCAAAAGATACATTTTGCGCCGTGTGGATTGTTCACAGTGACATCAAATTGTGATGTTCTATATTGTGAACCGCGACAACAAGGGCATTTAAAATAGAGGCGAATGGTAATAGCGCCTTTAGAGAGCCACCACGTTGCCTGCTGCTGGGCCTTTCATACCATTTTCCATGGTGAATGAAACTTGTTGCCCTTCAGCTAATGTTTTGAAGTTATCACTTTGGATTGCAGAGAAATGTACAAAGACATCTTTGCTGCCATCAGCTGGAGTAATAAAACCAAAACCTTTACCTTCATCAAACCATTTTACTGTACCAGTCATTGTATTAGACATAGAATTTCCTTTAATTTATTTAATTTGCCATAAGGCATAGGCGGTTTGTTTTGTATTTTTACTTATGGGAATTAATTAGAAGGAATTCACAATGAAGAGGTATCGAGGATAACGCTAAACGGGAACAACTTTAAACTTACTAACATAAATAGGTCTGTACTTCCAAACCAGTGACGCCATTAAGCCATAGAAAAATGCAGATAGCAAACTTTATTTTTTAGCGATAAATCAGCTTAAGTGTGCCTCTAAAAAACATAACCCGCTATACTCACGAGGTTTTTAATTGATAAGAGGTGTAACATCAAAACCATTATTAACACAATATATTGTGTTTTGTAATTACGCAAGACTATAAATATGGTTTTTTCTAATTATTTTATCCATATCTAATTTTACGTTATCAACCGATAGACATCCCTCAATAAATCCTTCCGCTGTCTGTAATCGCTTAGCCACTTCATTATGAGAAATTCCGAGTTTTGAAGCCATTGAACGCAAAGGATAATTCTTCACATAGTACATAATAACTAACTGAAACAAGTAACTATTATTTACCTTTAAATGTAATACCGCTTTATTTATTTTTAAACCATCATCATCTGAACATTGCTCTCGGCTTCGTCTTGAACTTGGAATTAATCCTTTAAAACCTGCGGCAATTGATGAGTATCTATATAAACTCTATCAACGCCACTCAATGAATGACGTTTGTAGAATTAATTATGTCTCTCCATAGTCACGCCATTTCTTCTCTCATAGCTGACGTTGCTACTAGCACTAGAACTGAATGGATTCATTGTTTTTGATTCTCACTATGCGCTCCTGCGAGGTAATACGAGCCATGGCTAACATAGGAGACAACGACAATGAGACGCATTAAAAAAAGCCCCGCTATTGCGAGGCTATATGGTATTTAAACTGGATTATTGCTTAGTTGGAGTAATATCGATTAATTCGCCTTTTTCACCGACTTTGTAAATTTTACCTTGGAAAAAGTCTACATCTCCTTGATGCACTTTGATTTTACGATTACCCTCATCATCACGCCATTCAGCGATGATAATATCATTGCTTGAAGGTAACGTAGCCTTTATTGTAGCTGTCGGCCTTACATAATTAATTGAACCTCCATATAATTCAATTTTTGCATTCATACCCAAACTAATAAAAGTTCCATCATTTGATGCAATATCGGCATAATCACTGATACTTAATAGTGTTTTATCTTCCTCAGCCTCACCCATATATTCACTATGGTCACCAGTAATAATTGACGTAGAGTTACCCCATCCAGTTACTGAACTATACTCACCGGTAGATAATACTACTGATTTATTAGAATATTGTGGGGCATCAATAGAAGAATGGTTGCCAGTAGCAATAATACACTCTCTACCTTTTACATCTTCTATTGAGTAATCTGCTGTAATAATAGCGTTATCACCTGACGTGAAAATGTAAGCGTCAGCGCCATAATCAACACGCACTTCATCACCAGTGGCAATAAAAGTTGAGTTGCGTGTTGAAAAATTATCATTACTTGTATTTTTTTCTAAAGATACACCTTCTAACTCAAAAACATTATTTATCTCTACCTCATTACCAATACTAATAACAAGAGAATCACTACCTCTACACAGGATTTTCTGTTCATTTTCAGTAAAAATAGCTTTCTTTTTATCACTGGCCAATAAAGTATACTTGCCATCTAATATTTTTTGAGGTGTTAATAACATATTATATCTCCTAAATTTATAATTAAGCTCCGCCTCAATTACTGTATAAGTATACAGTTGTTTTTATTATTAAGTATAGCTTAATTCTTAAAACACAAACCAACTCAACAACATGATTTAATTGTATTTTTCATCAACTCAGCATTACATTCTTGATATTTACAAAACTTAAAGTAAATATAAAAAGATAACCACATAAAGAGCGTTTAAAGGAAGGTGATATAAAACCGAATACTTATAAACAAAAAAGGAAGCCGGTAGATTTAATGAGGCAAGCCTTATCCATGAAACCATTACCCGCTGTTGATGCCAGAGATATTGCTGAAATTCTGGATGAATATAAATCTAATGGCCAGCACAGAATGGCCCAAGTCATTCGCTCTGTTTTAATTGATGTATTTAAAGAAGCGCAACATGCAGGTGAAGTTCCTCCCGGTTATAACCCTGCCCTCGCTACTAAACAACCCAAACGAAAAGTAACTCGCCAACGCCTTAATTTTGATGAATGGAAAAAGATATTTGAGATTGCTGATAAACAACATCGTTATGTCGGGAACGCGATGTTACTTGCACTTATTACAGGCCAACGATTAGGTGATATTTCGGCAATGAAGTTTAGTGATATTTGGGATGACCATTTGCATATTACTCAAGAAAAAACCGGCACGAAATTAGCTATTCCATTATCACTACGTTCTGAACAATTAAATATGTCATTGCGTGATGTTGTTGCCCGTTGTCGTGATCGCGTTATTAGCCCTTATCTTATTCATTATTTTCATACCACTTCACAATCTAAACGTGGTGATCAAGTTACTGCAAATACGCTAACGACTAACTTTAAAAAGGCGAGAAATAAAACAGATATTGATTGGGGAGAAGGAACACCTGCAACATTTCATGAACAACGATCTTTAGCTGAAAGGTTATATAGAGCACAAGGTATAAACACTAAAGATTTGCTGGGTCATAAAAACCAACAGCAAACCGATAGATATCATGATGATAGAGGAAAGGATTGGTTGTATATTACTATACATTCTCTAATTTCATAGGATTAATAACATCTGGGACTTTCATTTTTTTAGAGAAAAATATGATTTCAGGTCCCTTATAACGTTCTTGGGCACTATAATTAATTCCATATTCCAATTTTCTCAAACTAGAATACATTAAATTTATTTCAGGAGTATTATCATAAGAAACCATCCAATACTTATTATCTAATTTTTTAATTAGCTCAGCTATTTCAACATGATCATCATGTGTATAGTGGTTTTGATAGAGACCTTTTCCTTTAACATAATAAGGAGGGTCTAAATAAGCGAATGTTTTTTCTGGCAGTTTTTCATAAATATTTTTTATGAAAAATTTTGTATCCATATTATAAACATTTATATTACTAGCTTTTCTTGCAATTTTATCGATTCTGGATAGCAAATTCTTCTTATTAAATCTCGCATCTAATTTCCAACTACCTAACTGCTCTTTTCCTCCAATAACCCCTCCTAATAGAATTCCAGATCTATTAGTTCTATTAAGAAAAAAAGTTGAAAAACCAACTTCTAATGTCGTAAATTGCTCAGGATTTGACATTATATATTTCTGACGATACCACTCATCCATTGTTATACTTGTATCATTCACTAAACGGCTAAACTCATCAGGAGTTTTAATTATAGAATCCCAAAAAGCATAGACTGAATAGTTCAAATCATTAAGATGAATATGAGATACAACATCATTCATCAGTAAATTAATCGCAACTCCTGCCCCACCAGCATATAATTCAGCATACTGCTCCCCTATTAAGTTATTTTGTTCAAATAACAATTTTATAAATGGTGATAATTTCCCTTTACCACCAGGGTACCTCAAAGGAGTATAAAACCTCATATGCCGCCAACCTAAAAATAAAATATACTGTATATAATACCACACACACTAGCATAAATTGGATTCTAATTCCCTAAAATAGTGTTTTTTACTTCATCGCTATTGAGATGGTACTTACTACTTAGGATAAAAACCATACAATCAATAAATTCACTAATAAATTTTTCAGCCAGTCGGGGATTATCTCTAACCCAACACCTGTAAGGGTTATAATTTACACCACCTTTATCTATGAGTTTTTGAAGGATTGTCTCTTTTGAAAACTCTTTAAAAATTTCTCTAGGTTTCTTACCGTCTATAGCTTTAATTTCGTTTTGAAGTTTTGTTAAATCAATTTTTTCTTCTTCAGCATTTAGCAGTCGAATAACTGCATCTGATTTTTCCAAAAATACATCTTTTGTATATTTATATTTATTTTTCCAAAATTCATGTTCTCTCGGTAAATTATATAAATATTCAAATAATAGCTGATCTGGTGGTAATTTTGTTGGCAATGTAATAGCATTATGATATTTATTAATAGCTTTTACATCTCCATCAAAAACTATAATTGAACTATCATATAATCCAGGAAATTTTTTCTTGAGAAGTATTTTATAGTTTTCACATCCTAAATTTATATCTTTTAGTGGGTTAAGATATTTTCTTAGATTATTTTTTGTAATCAAACTATTATAAAAATCATAATTTTGTTTATCCTCGAAAAAAACATTTATTTTTTCTTGAGATATATTATCTTCTATATTTTTAGGTTCATTTTTTAATTCTAATAATATATCATCCCATGAATAATCATGCTTTACTGTAACACCACCATCGGTGTTAGATAAGTAACATACTTTATAATTTCTTTTATCTCTTATTCCATACTCATAAATAGTATCAATTATATTAGGAGAGTGAGATGTCATTATAATTTGTAGATTTAATTCTCTAGCATATTTAGCTAACTTTTCAATAAGTCTTCGTTGTGCTGCGGGAAATAATCCTGCATCAATTTCATCAATTAGTATGAGACCGCCATGATAATCAGGATACTCTTCTTTTAGCTTTTTAAATGAATAAACTGCTTGCAAAATTTGTCCAATATTATCCTCTCCAACAGAAACTGATTCATGGTCATAATTATTACCACTAACAACCATAGAATCTATTGTTCCTTTTGTTTGAGTTAGTTGGTTTGTTCCACTTCTACGCCCTAAAATATGCAAGCTATCATGAATGAAACCACGTTTATTATCCTCCATAAACTTTTGGATATCAGTAACTTCATATTTTATTCGTTCAGTGATTGGTGTAAGCCTTTTTAAACTCAAAAAAATAACAGGATGTGTGACTTTTCTGCTATCGCTAGCATTATTTGTCTTTGTATTATTTCTAACCGTGGCCCTAATTCCCTCTCCATTAGAATCTGGTGATGTTCTAAGATATAAACCTAATTTAAGATTATTTAGTTCTAAGTTTTCGGCACCATCATAAATATGAAATGAAGTATCCATACTGCCACTTACATCGAATTGTTTGGATAGTCGAAAATGCTCTTTAAATTTAGAAGTAAATGCTTTTCCTGCCAAACTCTTATAACCAGTTAAATCTATTGGTTTAGATGTATCTGGATCTAATTTAGTATAATCAGTTTCAAAATTAAAAATTTGAGCCACTATGCCTAAAATCGTTGATTTAGATGTGCCATTTTTGCCACAAATTACAGTTATTCGTTCACCTAATTCAATCGAAATATTATTTAAGCCTCGAAACTTTTCAATATTTACATTTCTTATTTTTGTAATTAGATTAGCCATTTATAATTTACCAGATTCATTTATAATTGATGCATAAGCATGATTAATAAATCATACTAAAAAAAAATTAAAGATCTAGTTTTGATAACTTATTTTGATAACTTTTTGATAACCATTTCAAAATTGACAATAAAAAACGGGAACTAATAAGCTCCCGTTAACTATTTATCAAATCAACAATTACATGTGTTTGATAATTGCGTCACCAAACTCGCTACATTTCAGCAGTTTAGCGCCTTCTAACTGACGTTCGAAATCATAAGTTACGGTCTTAGCGGCAATCGCACCTTCCATACCTTTAATGATTAAGTCAGCTGCTTCTGTCCACCCCATGTGGCGTAACATTATACCCAAAATAATTATGTAACTTATTAAATAAATTATAATTATTGAGGGGATAATTTATTTTTTATGTGATCTTGGTTTGTATGTAACTGGTTGATTTTTAGTTTGGGTTGGAGTGGTTTTGGGGAAGCAATTTGAAGTATTCGAAAGCTTATCAAACTTACTATCAATCAATCTATTATTCATATTAAATATTCACTACACTAATGTAGTGAATATTTAAAAACAAAAAAAGAACAATTTATTATATAATATCTTAATTATCAGTTTTAAGCTTTGAGTTTAATTAATCAATGCAATGTTATGCTTAAATTAGGAGTCCATTACTATGAAAAATGGCTATGAAAGTCATGGTTGTTCAATTGCTGCAGCAATAACCCTATGGAATACTTCTTCAAAAACCTGAAGAAAAAATAGTTCGGCAGTGTCATGTATTAACAAGCTATATCGTTGGTATAGCAATGCACTATGACAACATGAATAAAACAGTGGATTACTACCAAAGAAATTAGAATGTTTATATATAAAAAAACTTTAATATGACAACCAGTTTAGTTCAATAACAAAATTTTTCAGATGGTAAATGATTGTAAAAATAGGTAACTTAGACGAAATATTATTTTCGTCCGCAACAAAGCATTTTAGTTATTTTAATGAAGTTTAAGGATTGCCATATGTTAGAGTTTAAGGTTATTGAAAGAGACGGATATATACCTGCGATAGAAATAAATAAAGCCTTCCTACGTGCCGATAATTGGAATGACTATTCATTTGTTACAATGTTTTATCTTACAGTCTTTGACGAGCATGGTAAAAAATTTGATATCGGAAATGTGAAAATTGGTTTTTTGGGACAAAAAGAAGAAGTAAGTACTTATTCATTTATAGATAAAAATTTCAATCAATTGCCTGAAAAATTTTTTTCCTTAGGTGAAAACATTGATTATTATATTAACCTCAGTAAATTAAGTAATGATTTTAAAAATAACCTTCTTAAGGCTATACAGGATTTAGTTATACGACCAAATCGATTAACCGACATTGAAAATGAAAGCGTTCTTAACACCTCATTACTTAGAGGAATCGCCCTTTCAGAAATTCATGGGCAGTTCTCACGGGTATTAAATGGCTTACCGGAATTGTCAGATTTCCATTTTTCATTTAACAGAAAAAATGCTATCGGATTCAGTGATTTAACTATACCTTTTGAGGTGGTAGTTGATTCTATGCCCAGTACTAACATTCATGCTTTTATCGGACGAAATGGATGTGGTAAAACAACAATTTTGAACGGGATGATTAGTGCAATCACTAACTCAGAAAGCAATGAATATTTTTTCTCCGAAAATGAAAAAGTTATCAAATCACGAATACCAAAAGGATATTTTCGATCTCTTATTTCAGTTTCATTTAGCGCATTTGACCCTTTTACTCCCCCTAAAGAGCAACCAGATCCAGCAAAAGATACACAATACTTTTATATCGGGCTTAAGGATTCTGTCAATAATAATTTAAAATCACTAGACGATCTTCGCCTAGAATTTGTTTCAGCATTCATTGGTTGCATGAGAGCAGATAGAAAGAGGCAGCTCTGGATTGAGGCTATTAACAAATTAAGTAGTGATGAAAACTTTTCTAATATGCAACTCATTAGTCTAATTTTAAAATATGAAGAGTTAAAACACAATAAACCGCTGATTCAAGTAGATACTGACGAATTTACTGAATTGCTTTACAGTAATATCCAGAAATACCTGTTACGAATGAGTTCTGGGCATGCAATTGTTTTATTTACTATCACAAGATTGATCGATACTGTTGGTGAAAAGTCATTAGTTTTATTCGATGAACCAGAGATTCATTTGCATCCGCCTTTGCTCTCCGCTTTTTTACGAACACTAAGCGACTTACTTGATGCACGTAATGGTGTAGCAATAATTGCAACTCATTCTCCAGTAGTACTGCAAGAAGTTCCAAAGTCCTGTGTGTGGAAAGTTTTGCGGTCAAGAGAAGCTATAAATATAATCCGTCCGGATATAGAAACATTCGGTGAGAACTTGGGTGTTTTAACTCGTGAAGTATTTTTACTTGAAGTAACAAATTCTGGATACCACCATTTATTATCACAATCCGTTGCTTCAGGACTATCTTATAAAACCATTTTAAAAAATTATAACGGACAGATAGGATTAGAAGGACGAACTGTTTTAAAAGCAATGATAATGAATAGGGATGGCGGTAATATATAATGAAAAAATTACCTCTTCCAGCGAGAACTTATACCGAAATGCTTAATAAGTGTTCAGAAGGTATGCTGCAAATAAATGTTCGAAATAATTTCATTGCACAATTCCCCTTTTTGTTACACAAAGAGCGACAATATCAGAGTTTAAGTTCAGTAGGTCAATTATTTACCTATGCTAGAACATTCCCTCTTACAAATACAACAGTAGTCGCTGGTAATCTAACCAAAACAAAGTTAGAAAATCTTTATGGAAATAACCTGAGAAACCCAGACAAACCAGCTAGAGTTTATTATGATGATATGCTGGTTTCATCAGGCGAAAAATGCCCATTTTGTGGTGATATAGGGCAAACAAAAAATATTGATCATTATCTTCCTATTGCGCATTATCCTGAATTTTCAGTAATGCCTATTAATCTAGTTCCGTCGTGCCGCGACTGTAATATGGGAGAGAAAGGTCAAATTTTTGCAGAAGATGAAGAACATCAAGTGATTCATCCCTACATTGACAAAGATATTTTTTTTCGTGAGCAATGGGTATTTGCAAATTTCGATTCTGAGGCGCCAGGTGCTATCAGTTTTTATGTTGAATGCCCTGAAAGCTGGCGGCAAGAAGATAAATATAGAGCGCGCTATCATTTCACACTTTTAAATATTGCTAACAGATATCGTTTAGAAGCAGGAAAACACTTAAGTGAAGTGATTACTCAGAGAAACAGTTTTGCAAAAGTTATAAGGAGATCGCATCCAACCACCACACCTCAGCAGATACAATCGGATTTTATTGAAGCATACCTACAACCTATTATAGATTCGAATGATTTTCCAAATTACTGGAAAAGAATTATGTATCAGTGTTTAGCAAACTCCGTAGAGTTTTTCAGGGAAATCTAAAGGTTGATGAGATATGGAAAATAAACCACTTATGGGGAAATGAACGCAAGCCGTTAATATGGAGAAGGCAGTTTTTACAAAATCTGGCAGTAACTTACAGACCAAATTCGTAGGCAGGTCATTGGCAACAGTGACCTTCAGAAATAACATTTGCAATATCAACTTCTGGCACAAAACCGACCACCAACGAATACATCCTTTTTAGCGATCTTTCATACTAACCATCTAAACTCTTCTATCACCCACCATACTCCCTCACATCAATATAAAAATACTGCTTACCTAGTGAGGTTGTTGACATTTGTCCGGCCACTATCATGGAATGAGGGATAATACGGTTACCTCGCCCACAAAGAGTTACTCTAATCGTTTTTCCTCCCATCGAATCCATCATTCCAATATGCCCAATTGTTGTGATTAATACCGCACAGGGGAAACCGACATCCACACCATTCCAATTATTTCCTGTGAGCACAAAGTTATTTCCCTCTAATAAATTAAGTGGTCTTTGGCTTGAGGCATGTGTAATAACACCTTTATGATAGATTTGAATTCCCCATTTTTGAGGATGAAGTGAAATATGATAAGAAGACTTCACAAATACATAGAGTTCATATTCTGCTGAATTACCTTGAATAGTATCGATTAAATTCACACACCACGCATTGTTCTCATAAATTACTTCAGATAATCCACTTAATGATGGATTAGAGGAATTAAGAACTCGAATAAAAATAAGTGGCACTGCGTTATTATTACCTTCGATAATTTTAATTATGCCTGGTTTAGTTTTTATCTTTTTTAAAAATACGGCTGATTCATAAGGTGTTAATTCTTCAGTAATACCTTGATTAAAAAATAATGCACCATATTTACTCATTTAATTAGTACCATAATAATTCCATTAATCGATTGACTACCACGTAGAGAATTCCACGAAATTTTATTATTCTCGACTCTAACAGTGAAATAAGATCCTCGATTTCTAGCGACAATATAGGCGGCCAATGACCGCCCTTTAGGAATATTATTATAAGTTTTACTGCCATTTTGAGTGACCGCTATTTGGTCAAAAATAAATGAACGCCCTGTGATTTTTATTGGCTTTCCTTTTTCATATATCTCTATTCCCCACGACATGAGAAATCCTCTACGGCATCAGGAGATACCCATCCTCCTAAGAATTTAAATCCTAATTGAGGTACAGCATGATAAAGAGGCCCTTTAATAGTTTCTCTCTTTTTATCAAACTTCACCAATACAGGTTGTTGATAGTGAAAAGTTTTTATTTGGTAAACACCTTGGCAATCGACTTTTTTATATCCAGAGGTACACCCTGACAATAATAATGCTGTAATTAAAATAATAAACTTCATACGCTACCCTAAATAACCTATTTTTGCCGCTAACTGATTGTTTTCATCGTAAACATAAATAGTATTATTCGTGATCACTAACCGCCCTTTTGTTCCTCCTGAGTTAATATCTAACCGTCCACGAAATACCGCATCATTTAATTCCACATTCCCTGTTGTGGCATCAATATTAAATCCTTTCTTACCTGCTAAATAATTAGTGGAGGTTATCTTTTTACCTACCGATAATTTATCAATGGTTGCCTTGCTAAATAACGCATCATTGAAAAAAGCTTGTCCATTTTGGATCACAAACGGTGTCACCACTTTGCCGTTTAATGACGATATCACCGCAAAGTTTTGGGCATTGACCAGAAACTGGCTATTTCCTTGTGCATTAAAGCCTAAGCCAATGCCAGTAATGACTTTATTCCCTTTGCTATCTTGTTGGACTTTCATTGTCCATGATGCCGAAATTTTGCCATTTATGTCTGTGACCACTTTCGAAGTTTGTTCTATTTTGGCTGAACTTGTACCCACTTGGCTTTCTAAACGAGTCACTTGTTGGGCGGTCGAGGTCACCTTTCCTGAAACCTCGGTCACTTTGGTTTCAAGTTGGTTTACCGCATTCGCCGTTGCATTGGCTTTCTGTTCGCTGGACTTAGGTACTTCATTCGCCACAAACCCTTTTGGTGCCACCGATTGTTTGTTATTGGTGTAAGTGCTGGTGATAATTTGATGGTTAACACTTTTATGCTTAGTAAGCTGATATTTTGCCCCTCCTCGCAAATAGATATATTCCACAGAGCCATTCGTTAATTGAGCGGGTCCCATCACAGGAGATTGATTTATCCATTTCCAATCAAAATTATCAATAATGCGGTTTTCAGACTGAGTTCCCCATCCAGAACCACTCACTTGCCATTCCACAATCATGGCAAAGCCTTTGGTGCTGTGAGTCGCATAGCTGGGTTTATTGTCTGAATATTGCCCTAAGGTTCTAAAAACCTTAAAGGCATAACGTCGAGAGGTTACTAAAGGCAAAATCACTGGATAATAGGTGTTTTCATTGAGTTTCGATAAATCTAAATCCACCACCACAGACTCCGTTAAATCGGCTTTCACTTTATCTAATTTGCTGGATAACGTTTGTACCTGAGAGGTTGCAGACGTCACTTTGCCATCGAGATTAGATACTCGCGTATTTAACGCATTTACCGCACTACTATCAGCTTTCCCCTTAAGATTTGAATTGAGCGTTGAAATCTCTTGCGTTTGTGCTTGCTGTTTCGAGGTGAGGGTTTCTAATGATTTATTAATCGCTGAAACATTCCCATTCATCCGTGTTTCCAATGATTGTCTGGCTTTCGCTTCCGCTTGGTCACCTGTAACTCGCGCTTGCTTCTCGGCGGAGATAAGTCCTGCGGTGACTTTCGATAAATCATTACCGGTATAATCACCACGAAGTTGAGTGGCTAAGGATTGTCGTTGTTGTGCTTCAGTTTTATCAGCCTCAATACGTGCTTGTTGCTCTTGTTTAATTGCGGCGGCCTGTGCTTCTGTTGCCGTTGCAACTTGGTTCATTCGCTCAGCTAATAATTTTCCTGCCTCCTCCAGTTTTTTTTCGCTTTCTTCAATCGTTGCTCCATGCCTCATCAACTCAGATAAAATCTTGTCGTGATTTATCCGCATCAACTCATGTAATTCAGTAATATCGAGTTGGTTAGCCTTGCTGTTGATCTCACCTAATAGGTCTTGCGCTAATTGGTCTCGGCTAATTTGCCCCACTAATTCCTCAAGAATTAAATCCGTTTGAGAAGAGCAAGTACCCGAAGCTTCCACAAACGATGATTTGCCATAGCTGTTGATTGTTCGAACATAAAAATAATACGTATGCCCTGCTTTTAAATTCTCTTGCGTCCAAAAATTCCCTTGGCCAACTTTGTTTGTTTTGGTGATCACTTCATTTTCAGAAAGATCAGCGAGTTTTTCCTCACTAAACCAAAACTCAAAGGTATAACCAAAGACAGCACTATCACCTTGTTTCGGTGCAATGGTCAGATTAAATAAGCCAGAGGTAACATCAATATGCTCAGGAGGCGGTGGCGCTTGAATGGCAAAGTCACCGATAGCGGGTGCCGACATTGCACCGGCCACGTTTGTTGCTCTAACTTCAACACGATAAGTCCCTCGCGCTAATCCGTTAATATCAACACGTTCAGCCGGTACCTGAATAGATTGAATAACGTTGCCTTCTTGAAGAATAGTGACAGTGTTATAACGCACATCAGAAGCAACATTTTGCCAAAAAAGTGTACCTTGTACGATGTCACTGACTGCAAGTGGAACAAAGGTAAGATTAATAGGTGAAGCAACACCACCAGCGGGTAAACTCACAAACGGGGGACGCTCAAACGGTTTGCCAATCACATCTTCATATAGATAGGCACCATCCTCTTCCAACGTTAAAGCCACACCGTCTAAAGCATGAAAAGACCATTCGGCAATACGAAATTCCAGCCCACTAATCCCCAAAGAAGGTAACTCTAAAAGCACAACTTCACCCGGACGATAAGCATAGCCGTCTAAGTTCATCGTGAGTTGAACTCGTCTTCCTGCTTTCTTTTTGCGAAGATATTGGCGGGCTAATCGTTGGGCTTGATAAGGGCTGGTGACAAAACGATAGTCAATATTCTCTCGAATTTCTAAGCCATCCTCTTTCACCCATTCGTCCACAATCACAGGTGTGAAGTCGGTTTTTGTGTACAACTGTTCGGCATCAATAAACGTGCCATACACCGCATTGGTCGCGTCTTTTAATCCTGTTTCAGGGGTACAAGTGACGGTGCCAATCAATTGTGATTCAGTGATGTTTTTTATTGCAGGCCCATAATAAGCGCCAATTTGAATACCGTGTTTTCCTGCGGTGAATGTCGGTTCCGCGTTGATGCATTTGTGCATTGCTTCCAAGACACTCGATGGACTCTCATTTAAGTCATAGGCGCCATTAAGCGTATATCGAGACTCAAATCCGCCTTCTGGCAGACTCACTTTTTCATCACATAAATCGGCTGCTTGTTTAAAGCTGTCAAAATCAATATCCGTATCAGGCACTTTTAAATAATGGCGGTAATAATCCAAAATCACTAAGGCACCATTGTTACTCCACACAGTTTGCCCTGTGCGAGGATCAAACAGATGTTTTCCCCAAACTTCACATTTCACATTGGGTAATCCATAAGGGAATTTTTCTTGGTCAAACGTGAGTGTCACACGTAACCACGCCAGACCTCGACCAATCATATCCTCTTTCCATGACGGGCAATTTTTAAGCATAAAGGGATCGACATTTTCCCTATCGTTATGTAATTTCCATGAGGCTTTATCACCAAACGTCTCAATGAGATCATCACCCAACCAGATCTTCCCAATTTTCTCTATGGGGTGTCCTGCCAACGCTAATGCCAGTGTGATTTTTTCGTTTTCATCTTGTTCACCCGCCTCTTCTTCGGCGAAGAAAAGCAAACCCGATATCACTGTTTTTCCGACGATCACGGTTTCAGGCGCAGACGATGAACGTAATATCTGTTTGCGTTCACCCGTATCTCGATAATTCATTGACGGAAACTTCGGCTTAAAGATAAGCGAACCCGCGACTTGAACCGCAACGCCTGCTGCCATCAGTGCCATGCCCATCGCCGAGGTGACACCTCCGGTAAATAGCCCCGCAATCATTAAGCCAGCACCCACGACTTTTGAAATTAATCCACCACTCCCACCCATTATTCCACTCTCCACGCTTTGATTGGGTTAATCTGCACTGGCTTTACGCCTTGTGGCGTTACGCCCCAATAATGCCCCGCCCAGACCACGGCTAAACTGTCACCGTCCTCACCTTTGAACAGTACGAGGTCGCCACGCTGAACGCGCTCAATCTCAATGGATTTGAAATAGCGTGAAACGGCTTTCTCTAAAGAACCAAATTTAGATTTGATCAGATTGAAGGCTTCGGCTTTAGTTTTATAGTGATTGAGATAAGGCTTTATTGGCGAGAAACCGCATTGTGCGTCAATACATTCTGAGGCAAAGATACAACAATCAAATTCACCCCATGAAAAAGGGCGACTCATCGCCGCCCTTATGGTTTCAGGTAATTTAAGTGTCCAGTTGGGTTGTTTCATGTACTGACCTTAAATAGCAAAAAACCTCAATTAAGAGGCATGGTGAAATTCAGGCAATAAAAAACCCACCGAAGTGGGTTAGTTTCAATTGCGTAATATCAGATATTTTTTAATTTGATTACACCACAACATAGTTTACCGAAATCAGGATTACATAATTCTACTGTGTCATAAGTCCTAGACCAATGACACAGCCAATTCTCAAGATCCTCACAACTATAATCTTTAGTGGCTAAACCAGATGCAATATCAACCATATCATCACTTGGTGCAGTAAGCTCATAACCATTTATCAATAAAAAAACATAACCACACATCATGGCTGTTCTTTTATTAGCATTCGCGAATGGATGGTTTTGGATAAGGCTTTCAATAAGAACAGAGGATAGTCTAAACATATCCTCTGTTTGTTCGTAATATCTTATTACGCTAGGTCTGGCTTGTGACGATTCTAGATTGCTTTGATTTAAAACTTGGATTGGCTCATCTGGCGTTTGTGCTTTAATAAGAACTTCATTGATATAAATTATGTCATCAACAGATAAGTAATTCACGCCGTCAAGATGATAACCAAACTCCCTAGACATCTATCACACCTTAGATAATTTATCCATAGCAGTCTCATAACGCTCAAAGCCAAGACTGAAAGCATTTTTCACTTGATCTTTGTGTGAGCAATTATATCCAACTACTGCTCTAGGAGACGCAACTTTACTTTTGTCACGAGGCGGTATATCTAAACGACTAGCCTTTCTCAGTGCGTGACTCATATAAATACCCTCTTACCAGGATCTCTGGCATATATACAAAATAGACGATTTTGAGGTTATTGCAATTACTCTGCATGTAAAAAATCACCCACACTGTTAGTGGGTACTGGATTATTTTTTGTGAACCTTTTCGACCAGTGGCCTATTCATAATAGAGTCATCTTGTCGCCATTACAACCCAGATTTATCAACTAAAGCTTGTTTTTTTGCGGTTATAAAGGTATATGAATGTAGTTTTTGGCATCAATTACCTATCTATACTCCCAACGCTGATATCTTCTAACAAGGATAAATTTAGCTCTTTCATGAAACAACAAAGGGCACAGTTCTTCTTGTTTATGCAATAAAAACCCACAAAAGTGGGTTTAACAAGACAATAAGATTATTTATAAATAAATGCAGGTGCATCTTTCTTGCTGCCCCAATAAATCGCCCGTTCAGCCATTTGAGCGACATAGCGAAAGATACGATCACCTTGCCGTCGAGATGACCACGACTCATCGGTGAATCTATCGGGTAAACCGATTGACCATCGCTCGAATCGATTAGAAACATTAACACATACGGCATTTTCTTCGCCAGACACCACATTGATAGATGTGATTTGTCCGACAAATAAGACTTCAGCAAGAAGCGGTTTTCCCTCTTCACCGATGGCGACCATCATCAACCGCACTTCTCGCCCTCGGCTTTGCTCATTCATCACCATTCCCACCAGCGATTTATCAAAACCCGCTAATTTAAGCTGTAATTGTGGGGGACTGGTTGTCTTATTTTCTTTTAGCTGACTGATTTCGCCTAAACTGCCCACGCCCAAATAAGTTTCCCCCGCAATAATCAGTTGCCCAACGCCGGTATGCGCACAGGTCACGCCTGATTTCAAATCGAGTCTGGCGGCTAAGACAATATAAGCCCCCTCATTAATCGCGTTGACCATGGCATCAGAAAATGGATGATATTGCATTAGTACAACACCTCCTCAAAAGATAACGTGATATGGGTATACCCCAAGCGACGATGCTGAAATTTACCCTGTTCATTATCAACGAGCCGAAAAACTCCAAAAGGACGTTCAACCTCGAGCATTTCATTGACGGTAGGTGACGTTCTTAACATCGGTGAAATAGGAATATTTGCACGCCCATTATTGTCACTGACCACATCTGCCACCACCATTTTGAGTTCATTGCCCACAGTTAAACGATCCCCTTGCTGTAACACACGCATATTGCGCTTCCAATCCTTTGTTTCTAGCCGATTACCTAATTGGCTCGGTATTGCAACACGAGGCGAACCATACCCATAACGCCCTTTTCTTATCCAACTCGATATTTTGACTCGCCCCGACATGCCATCCAATGAAGCCACCAGCGCTTCTAACTGGCGCGATTTCTCTTCATTTAAATTATTGAATGTCAGCTCACAACGCCAACGACTTCCCGGAAAGCGTACCGTTTGACTACTTCCATTAAATGGCGAGGTAAAGGTTTTGCTGTTACTCAATAATTGCCAGTTTTCCTGCGTGGGGATCACCTCTTTTGGCCATTCAAGAATAGACATTTAGACTCCTAATGTTCTGCGTGCTGCACCATTACTTTGAAAGTCTTGTAACATCATCGCGTGAGCTTTCTGTGCGCCGGCTTCTGTCCCTTGTTGTGCAGCTTCTTTCATTGCCTGCGCAAGTACAGCGTCACCATTTCCTGTCACCGTAATATGATTAACAACCGTCATTTGCACACCACCCGCACGGGCTAACGTCGGTTGCGGTGTAACCGGTATTCGCCCTGCGACCGCCCCTACAAAGCCCCCCGAAGCATAACCTTGCGCCGCATGCATTAAGCGATAGAGATTGCCGACACCCAATTTGGCTGTCGCTTCTTTGGTAAAAACAAACTCACCACCATGCACAATCCCTTTAGGTTCGAATTTACCTCCATGCCCCGTATAACCACCGTAAGCGTGCCCTTTGCTCATCCATCCCATATCAAAGCCCATTGCCTGCCCTCCCGTTTCAATGGCTTTGAAAACCAGCATTTTCATCACCATTCGAGTGATATCGGAGATCACCGCATTGGCAAAATCTTTAAAGCTTCCTTTACCCGTTAAAGCAAAATCGGCTAACGCATCAGACATATTATTAAGGGCATTGGTAGTGACGTTTCTGACGTTCTCCATCACATCCATGGCCGACTCACTGAAATCCGATAAGCCTTGTTTTAATCCTGCCATCGGATCACCTTTCATGGCCTCTCGCTTCCTCAGTTCTGCCTCAATCTGCTGTTTAGTGAGTTCGACATTGCGTTGTAAGTTCGCCAGCTCTTTCTCACCTAAATCCACACTGGCTTGCTGATACAGCACATCAATCTGACGAAGGGCATTAAGCTTTTCTTGCTCTGCGCGCGATTTTCCTATCAAGGAAGTTTCAAATTGCATCTGCTCAATTTCTTTACCGCGATCATAAGCAAATTGCGCGACCGAATTGGCACGCGCCAGATCATCAATGGCTTTCGCTTTTTCTTTGATCGTCTCAATGGCGTTGGGATCGATTTTTAAGATGGCATCAAACTTGTCTTTATTCTGTTTGATATCGGCTAAGGCGGATGTGTATTCATTAAAAGAAGAGGTCGTGCCATACAGCTGAATGCTTTGTCCATCTGCAATCAGTGAGGCTTGTTTTTCCTCTAATTCCGTCAAGATTTTGGTGTACTGTTTGGCATAATCAATCGTTGATCTGTAGCTGGGCTTATACGTCCGTTTGGCTTGCAGTGCCAGTTGTGCCTCAATTTCAGCTTGTAAGGCCTTATCGTAGCCTTGCATATCTGGCGTAATTTTGCGTGAAGCCAATACATCTTCTGCATTTAATTTCGCTAATGCCTTTCCTGTGGCTTGTGCTTTTGCCACTGAACGTTGCGATTTTTCAATCGATTCATCAATCTGTTTAGCAATCACCGTGGTGGCATTCACTTGGCTATTTGTCGCCTGAAGCGTGATATCAATGAGTGATTCATATTCAATACCTAAACTCTTTAAGCTCGCCTTAAGTGAATTGATAACGGCATCAACATTTTGTAACTCTGTGGCATAGCGTTTATATTCAGGAGCTTGATCGCCCACTTTGTCTTTGAGTGTCGCCAACATATTTTGCATATTGGCTCGCTGACGCTCTAAGTTATTAACTTGCTCTGCATATATCCCCATCGCAGCATCAAGCTCTTTTTGCTTTTCAGCCCCCCGTTTAAGGTATAAATCCCCCACACCTTGTTCAGTAAACGCCTTTTCACTCTCAACGCTGTATTTTGATAGACCTTGTAAGGAAATAACCTGTTGTTTAAGTTCCTCGATTTTCTCCAATTGCGCGTTAATGCCCGATGAAACTTTGCTTAAATTCGCCACTAACGTGGCATTGCTCATTTTGTTTAACGCTTCTGTTGATGTATCAAGGGAATGAGCAAATTCAATCGATTCTAACTTGGCTTGTTTGACATTTTCGCTGTATTCATACAATCCCATGCCCAATGCCGCAACACCCGTCAACACTAATCCAATAGGGCCACCCGCTAATCCCATAACACTGTTAAGTGCTCGCCCCGCCACCGTTGATTGACGCCGAGCGGTCGTTAATACACGTTGAGCAACGTTTTCGGCGGTTAATGCCTGTGTATAATTTAGCGAGGCTGTTCTTGCGAGTGACTTTGTGGCGATAAGGTTATCGAGTGCGATTTTTTCCGCGTTAGTGCCTCTAGCAACTTGATATTCCATTTTGGCTCTATTGAGCGCCGATGTGGCGGCTTCTTTATCCGCCCATGCCTTCCTCACGGCACTGGTTGCTGCCACACTGTTTGCCTGCGCACTCTGTAATGTGGCTTTGGCTTCATTCAACGTTGTCTGATTTTTCAGATAAGTGGCTTTCGTCCATTGAGAGAGTTTTGCTACCAATGCCGTGACAGCAATTCCTTCAACCACTTTAGCGACTAACGATAGATTATCGGCAAGAGTGGTCATCCCTGTGGTTAAAAGCTGAGTCGCACCAGTACCTTGATTCGCTTCACCAATAAATTTTGTCATCGCCGATTGAAGATTGGTGAAACCTTGGCTAACCGTTGTCACACTGGTGGCGAATTTTTTATCCACACTATCGGCTGCACGCTCTAAGGCTTGAATGACTTTCTCAATCGTCATTTCACCGTCTTGGGCTTTCTTCCTTAGTTCGCCCACACTGACACCCATGCCGTCGGCAATGGCTTTCGCTAACGCAGGGGTTTGCTCCATCACCGAATTCAGTTCTTCGCCACGTAACTGACCTGAGGCTAATGCTTGACCAAATTGAGTTAATGCCGCTTGGGCTGCGGTTGCACTCGCTCCTGAAATCGCCACGGCTTTTGAGACGGTTTCCGTGAGTTCAGCCACTTTTTGCTGGCTTAAGCCTAAGCGATCGGCATTATCTGCAAAACGTTGATAAACCTGTGCTGTGGCATCCAATGATTGATAGGTTCTTTGGGCAATATCATAGACGGCTTGTGTGGCTTTATTTAACTCGACAGAACTTTCTGTCACCAGTTTTAAGCGGTTCTGTAATTCCGTCCAACTATCGGCATAATTAATGACTTGATGAATGGATAATGCACTTGCGGTGACACTCGCAAAACGGGCAAAAAGCGCCGAGGATTTTGCGGTTTGCGATACCATTCGCTCTTGTTGCACGGTGATAGCTTGAAGGCTGACGCGAATACTTTGTCCAAATTGTTCTGTTTGGCGCTGACTACGGTTGATCGCATTTGTGAAATTTGCCGTATTCAGCGTCAAATCAATATTTAATCTACCTAATGCTCCCGCCATAAATTCAACCCTTGGTATGAACACTACAAAAGCAAACTTTCACCCTGAATAAATGCAATATTCCTTGTTATTTGCTATTGATTTAATTATTGATAAACTGAAATTTCGAATAATAGAGGGGGTTTTATGAGACTTATTCTGGCGTTATTACTACCTTGGTTACAATTTTTCACGATTGGTCGCCCATTTGCTGGCATCTTCTGCCTTATCCTACAAATCACCTTAATCGGATGGATCCCTGCGGCTATCTGGTCGGTTTATGCCCTTTCTCAATACAATACGGATAAAAAAATTGAGAAAATGTCTCGCGGTGGTTAACGATTAAGCCCCACTGATGTGGGGCTATCGATTAGCTAATACACTCTCAGTAACGTTATCCCACAGCTCTTCTTCCGTGATTTTCTTCTTCCACATCGGCATAAAATCCATCAATTCAGGCGGAGACGTTTTCGGATCACGATTTATCATCGCAAGAAGATGCGCCACTTGTGCCATCCGATAATCCTCTCGCCATAAACCAAAGGGTTGTTTGCGATAAAAAGCTTCATATTCACACAAGTGGCTTTCGGGCATTTGCTCGATTTCCGCGAGGGTTTTTCCCAATGCCAGCGACAATATCAATTGAAATTGTCGCCGTTCTCCAAGTTTTTTTCGCTATTCCCCGCTTCTGCTGTAAACACCGCATTAGAGAACCCTTGTCCTAAACGATTAAGACCTTTTAAGTCTTCTTCATTTTCTGCATCAAAAAGCAGTTCCCCTTTTTCATCACACAACTTAAAAGCCAACATTCTGGCGACATCATATTCATCGTAGACACGATTTATCGCCTCATTAAATTGTTCGGGATCGTCTTCGTCTAAATAAATGTCCTGCGCCTCAGCGAGCTTGATTTTAATTTGGCGAAGTTTGCGCTGAATGTAATTCATGGTGCCAACATCCAACTCTTTGACATAAAAGGTGTTGTCTAAATAGGTAAAAGGCGTCACTTTCAGTGCTTGGTTTAACACTAATTCTCGCAATAAAGCGTTAGACATAATCACTCCTAAGATTTTTTATCGAGAAGGGAGAAGAGAAATAATGAAAGAGGTGAATTAGGGGTTATTTCTTCGCATTCAAATAATCACGGCCAGACAATTTAATTGAGATCCCCGAATCCATCATTTGCCCTACACTGCCATCAATGTTCATGCCCGTTTCGACGGAGCCGTAATAAAACATGGAGCCCTCATCTCGTGTTAAGACCATTTTCACCGCAAATTTTTCTTTGCTGTTTTCATATTTACGCAAGAGTCGCTGCACATCACTGGAGCTATACCGTAAGAAAAAGGTCAATTTAATTGAGCCGTATTCCGTATCGCCGGATTCATATTCCTTGCCATCACTGCAAATGGTGGTGACATCGATTTGTTCAGTCGTTGAACCGTCTTTGCTGAAGCTTTTTACCGCACAAAAGTTATTAGACCATTGAATACGTTGTGCTTTGGCGTTTGCAAAATCCGTGGGTAACGTTTTATCACTCCAATCCACTTCGTCGCACAGGGTCACTTTGTTGCCATCAACCTGTTCAACAGGAAAACGTCCATCTAACTCCCCGAATCCCGATAACATAATCATGTCATCGGCTTTCAGCTTATTATTGGCGATGGTAATAGTTGCCGGTGATAACGTGGCTTCCGTCACTGTCATCGCCTCCCCTAAGCCTGTTTGCACAAAGATCTTCGTGCCGAGGAAAGGCGTCGCTTTATGGTTTTTTGACTTTGCCATATCCATTCCTTATTTATCTGATGAAATCATTAATTCAAGAACAAGCCGATGCAATTTGACATCCGCTTCATACCCAAAGACCGCATTCACCCGTTGTGCAAATGGGATTGTCGCAACAATCTGAGTTTCAATCTTTTTACGCAAGACCATAAGGGGTTGTGGCTGTGGCGCATACACGTCAAGTTGCACGCGATAGTTATCTAAATCCGTATCCTCCAGCGCACTGTTAGGCGTGATGCTGGCAAACTGGATCACTATGGCGGGATACTGCCCTTTACCTTCGGGTAATACCTGAAAAAAAACCCTTCCATCGACAAGCGGTGAAAGGGTCTCTTTTAATTGCTGTATCATGCTCTCTACCTTGCTTTTTCAATATCCTCTTTAAGTGTTTGAACAATCACTTTAGCCGTCGCTTCCTTTTTCGCTTCAAAGCTGGGGCGCATAAACGGTTGTGCGGGCATCTTGGCGGTACCAAACTCGACAAACCACCAATAAAACGGATCATTCGGGTTCAATGCCGCACTTTTTCCCGTTACCTGTTTAAAGGCAGACACCTTTTTACCCGATAATGATTTCACCCAAATACGCGTTTTAACTTGTCCATTGCGCTGCACTTTCGTTTTAGAACGAATATTGCGCTTGATGGTGCCTTTGCGTCGATGCGGCACCGTTTCCTTAAGGATAGGCACTCGATGTTTGATTTCCTGCTTTAACGCCAAAGCCCCTGCATTCATCGCCTTACGTGCGCTTTGATTTCTGGTTTTGCGGGCAATGTCTTGCATTCGTTGAGCGAGTTCAGACAATCCACTGATTTTAATCTCACCCATCATTCACGCCCTCTTTGCACATCAATTGAAGCTCACGATGACGCTCATAAGGGTCAATAATCGAAATAATATTAAATAGTCGCTTACCCCATACAATACGCATCGAAGTATCAATATCAGCGATATAACGAATAAGAATTCGCGTTGTGGCCTCACTTTGTACTTGTTGGGCTTGAAAATATTCCCGCCCTTGATAAGGCATGATCGCTGCACGTACTTTTGTCGCATGATCCGTCCAAATCACATCACTGCCACTGATGGCATCGGGCGCTAATACTGATTTTTGAATATGAATAGTGTGGCGTAATCGTCCCGGATCCATTAACTACCTCGCCAATTTCGACAAAGCAGTAACAATCGTTCTACTGCTTTATTTTCATATAACGGAATTTCACTTTGGCTGGTTCGATGTTCAAACATATCCCCCAGCACCAAAAGCATGGCCGATTTCACTTCATAAGGGATATCATCGGGTGATTTCCATGTGGGTTCATCACACCATCTCAAACAATAATTTAATGCGCTTTGAGCATAAAATATAATCTGCTCATCACGATCATCACCGCTGTATTCGAGATGCTGTTTTAATAAAGAAAGAGGAATGACATCTAAGATATTCATGATGTAATACGGGATAGTTACCTACCCCGACCTATTACTTAAGCACTTCTTCCAGACGTTAGGAAAGTTCCTTTAATTAAGGCTTGAGGGCGATAATGGGCTAATGCTAAACGTTCTTCACACAAAATGGTCAGCATATTCTTCACAAAGTTATCACGATCTTCTCGACTCACCTCGATAACTGCATTCATTCGATCCCATACTTGAGACGCCAAATCAAATGCACCAACAGTAAACTCACCTTGTTTTTGTGCTTTCGTTGGAACAACAGGCAATCCCCACATTACATTTGAAGTAAACGCTTGTGGGCCACCAAAAATATAACGCCCTTCTTTATCTTTCATTAACGCAATGGCATGCCAATCACGAGGATTTAAAATAATACCGGAAGCACTAAATTCAGATTCTGTTACCTGATAAATGGCATGAGCAATCAGGTCAGCATGTGTGTCACCCGTAGCACTCAACGTGGTATCATAGGCAGTGGCGACATGATTAATCCCCGTCAAATTATCCGCTGTACCGTCACCATTGAGTAATTGCTCCTCTTCCACTAACGCTAAGCCATACAATAAGCGGTTATTAACATAAGACTGCAACTGCACAGCATCATCCATCACTTGGCGAGACGCTTGGATCCAATGAGCAATAGTGATCACATTTGCCGTTTGTTTTTCAAACGTCAGATTAGATTCTGGTTTCTGTGCCTTTTCTTTCACGGGTGCCGCGCTATTGGTAAACAATTTTTCGCGTACATATTCCAGTGAGTTACTGGAAATACGACCTTGTGCTAATAAATCGCGGATAACTAAACGACGCATACCCGGCATAATAATACCCGGTACTTGCATCGGCTGAATGAGAACACCGGCTGAACTCGCATCACTGCCTAATGATTTATTAAAGGTTTTCACTTCATAAGAAGCCTGACTTCCATTCCATGATTTTGTCAGCGCTTCTGCTGCTCGCTCAGAAAAATCTTTTTTCGCATTAGGATCATCAGCGCTCGTTGCCCCTTTCTGCTCTAAATCAAACAGACGTTCACCGGCTTTTTTTAATTCCTCTTGAACTAAGGCTAAATCTGTTTGTAATTGCTTTGAAACTACGCCAGTAGCTTCAATTTCTTTCTTCTGTGCATCGAAGAGTGCTTGCACCTTTTTTTGTGATCCTTCGATGGCTTCTTGGATAATAGCTAAGTCAGACATATTCTATCCTTTCAGATTAAATGCATTAATTTGGTTAACAATGGATGCGACTAGGGATTGTTGAGTGTCATCGGACTCACTCCGAATAGCGGATTTGAAGCGGGAAATAAAACCGACTGCTTCTGATTTTGATAAACAGGCTGACTCTCTCAGCCAATCCTCAATATCTCGGATCGTTAATAACCCATCGATGCTCTTGAGTGATGAAACCTGTGCTTGGTCATTAGCGGGAAATGTACAAATACTGATTTCACGTAACAGGGAGATATTTTTAAAAATACGGCCTGAAGATGTCCGCTCAAAATCATTACGCAGACAACCGAATCCGATAGAAAGCCCGTCAACCGTGCCATGCTTCATTGCCGCTTTTAGATCTTGAGCCGCACTATGACCGGGTGTCAGTTGTCCTCTCACACGTAATCCTTTTTGATCTTCCTCCATGTACTCCCATTTCCCCACTGGAAGTTCCCAGACTCGATGGTTATAAAACATAGCGACTTTTTGTTTTTGCTTATCTAAAACATGCTTAAATGCACCGGGTAAAATAATGTCACCATCGAGATCTTGATGACTAAATACGGAGGCATAACCTTCGAAAACGCCTTGTGTGCCATCTCCCGTAAATTTGATTTCCGCTTCATCAAAATTCAGTGTTTTTCTAATATCAGGCATTGAACCCCCATAAATAATTAAGCCCCACTTTCGTGAGGCTCTTTATTGAGTTGGTTAATCGGTAAATATTGTGCTTGCCGGTAAGCGACATCCCCACCTTCAAGAGGAGGATAATTATCGAGCCGTCGCATTTCATTAATGGTTCTTAGTCCCGATTCTCCCATCGCTTTCATAAATGCGGCGCGTGAAGTGGAATCGCCTCGCAATAACCCATCAAGATTATGTTCAGCATGGTATTTCCCCACTTCGGGTGGTTTTAGAAGCCAACGTGCAATGCAATTTTCCCATCGGGAGATATAGGGTTGTAAGGTGTATTGAAGAAAACCTAAGTTTTGTTGCTCAATGCCTGTTCCCCAACTTGTTGATTTTTCAACATCACCGACTAAGTGCGGTGGAACACCAAAGAAACGGGCTAATTCACTGACTTGAAATTTGCGAGAAGACATCGTTTCTGCATCTTGAGGACTAACGCCAATATCTTGTGCTTGAAATCCCCCTTCTAAGATCCACAATCGTTTTTTAACGGGGCCACCCGCAATTTCTTTGAAATTCTCTTCAAGTTGGCTACGTTGCTCTTTATTTAATACCTTATCACCCGTTGTTAGAATTTTAGGAGACTTAGCCCCATTAGCGTAAAACTCACGTTGTTGATCTTCCATCGCAACGGCCGTGCTTGCTGTCTTACACGCATAAGCAATAGGCGACAATCCGACTAATCCATTAAAACCAAACCCTTTTAAATGAAAAATTTCATGTTGTTTAAATTTCGCAAACTCATGATCACGCTGATATTTATAGATAATATTCTTCCCCTCCATGCGTACATCCATATTGGCAGACAACAGAGGAAGCAAGCTGATCACATCACCGACTTTATTTCGCTCAATCAACGCGAAAGCATTACCATAAAAGCAAAGCTGCATAGTCATTGCCTCTCGGAATTCTTGAGCCGTCATATATTGATTGGGCGAATATCGCAGTAATCGAGCCAATGGGTGACTTAAATCGACTTTGGTTCTATTTCCCTGTTTATCCGTTTCGAACACATCCAGTGGCAAACAAGCCGTTAACGTCGAAATTAAGCTAACACAACGCCAAACCGTTGATATTTGGAGTATTCGCTCATCATTTACATAAGAACCACCAAGTGAGCCTTGCGCTGAGATAACGCCTGATTGTGAACCTTGTTCAGGTGTCACGAGTCTTCCCCCAACGAAGAAGGAAGCCAGACGCGCAAACCAACCATGATTAGTGCGCAAATCGATTGAATATTGTTTATCTGTCATCACATACTCAATGGGTTAGAGAAAAAATCATCAAGGTTGCCATTATCAACCTCACCTTCCGCAGCTCCAATCGCCATTGCAGAGGCCACCACACCATCGATTCGACCGGTGCTTTTTTTCTTGGCAAAGACGCGGTTATCTTTTTGGTCAGCCTCAAGCACAGCGGATGCAGCATTCCATCTCAAACAAGGATTGGTGTGGATCTCAATCTTCTTGTCATCAATGAGCTGTTCAAATAGTTCGATAGAGTGTGGCATCCATAGTCCTGAGTCCTTGGCTTTGTAATATCCTTGTCCATGCGGAGTTAAAGGAACCGTCACCCCCACTTCATCCAGTTTGGGTACAAGGTATTTAATGCGATAAGGGTCAAAAGCAATGGCTCTCATGTTGACGCGCATCGCCATCTCAGCAATGCGTTCTGCCACAAATTCATACCTCACCGCATTCCCTGGAGTGGTATGCATAAAACCTTGCCTTACCCATAAGTCGTAAGGCACTCGGTCGGTTTTCGCTCTATCGAATAAGGTGTCTTTGGGTGTCCAAAATTCAACATAAAGACGTTTGAGGCTAGGAAAATACAGGGCTAATGCGGTTAAATCTTTGGTTCCTGATAAGTCCAATCCGCCATAACACTCTTCACCTTGAAGATCATCGAAGGTGAACGTGTTTTCACACTGCATCCATGTTTCACTGTTAATCCACGGATTATCGGCATCCACCCACTGACAAAAATTAAGCCGACGCACAATGCTTTCTTTCGCGGGCATACCTCGGGCTTGTGTCACTTGCTCGCGTAAATAGCGATCAGAAAAGGTGTAGCCCAATGACGGATTGGCTTTCCCCCAGCAAGACTCATCCTTAAAGGGATCATCGCCCTCATCCAGTGAGCAAATATAGGAAAAGAAACTGTCGTCTTCGATAGTACCTTCGGCGACTTTTCGTCCGTATTCATGATAGTCATAACACACGCTGGTTTTATCATGGCCACTATTGGTGATCATAAATATCAAGGCTTGTCGCCGACCTTTTGTGCCCGCTCGCATCATCTCAACGGCGGTATTATTTTTGTGCTCATGAATTTCATCAATCAGCGCACAATGGGGACGAGGTCCTGATTGCCCATCATCCGAACTGATCGGACGAAAGAATGAACTCGTTTTTAAATAAGCCAAGTTCCACTCTTTACCGGTTCCGCCTGATTTGGTGATCCTCTGACTTAATGCGGGAGATTGATCAACCATCGCCACCGCATCACGAAACAAAATCATGGCTTGGTCTTTTTTCGTGGCTGCCGCATACACTTCGGCACGCGGCTCACTGTCGGCAACCAAACAATACAACCCAACGCCACCTGCCATCGGTGATTTTCCTGAACCTTTGCCCGATTCAACGTACACCATGCGAAATCGGCGTGTTCCATCTGTCATTTTCCAACCAAAAATAGAGCCAATCACAAAGCATTGCCAAGGCAATAAAATAAACGGTTTCCCTTCATGCTCCCCGCCATTGAGCTTTAAGACTTTCGCGAAAAAGTCGATCACCCTTTTGACGGCCTCAACATCCCAGACTAATCCTCGTTGCTCGGCTTCGTTTAAATCTTTGAGATGACGCGCACAAGCATGACGAATATCAGGCCCCGCTAAGATTTTGCCTTGATGCACGTCTTGCGCGTATTGCGTTGCGGGATCAACCGAAATATTGGTTGAGCGGATCTTCCTCTTCTTCTCCACCATCCATCTTCACCTTCGAACGAGCGGCGGGGGTTAAACCAAACTCGACTAAATAACTTTTAAAACGGCGATCTGCATCAGCCAACATGGCAACGGCAGGATTCGCTTTAATTAAAAAATCCCCTAATTGCGTTTTTGTGGTGTATGTCCGACCTTCAATGGCAATGGTGTCTCGCAATTGAAGAATATCGGCGTAGATATCACACAGCCGTTCTAATGCCAGCGTGTCAGCCACGGTTAAAACGCCCATTCCATCGAGTAATAAGGTTAATTTTGCCCACGCCATTTTCCCCCAATCCGTTAAATGTTCGGGTGGGCTTGGAATTTCACGTTTGGGTTGGGGTTCTTTATCGTTGAGTTTTCGTTTTCCCGGATTACCGGTGACCACCTTCAAGTGGGTCGGTTTCGGGCGTCTTCCTGCCATCGGAACCTCCCAGAAAAAAACTTTTCATTTCGCGGTTGTGCACACAAATGAGGGCGCTAGGTAATCAGGGCGAAAGCGTTTGAACTTTTACCCCGCCCCCACCCTGTATTTCATGGTGTTATTGATGCCAATGAGAATTGGGATCAAGTGGAATGCCATCCGCATTACAGCCAATGACTTTGCCACTCTTTTCGATACGTTGTTTGGTTGAGTTATGATGCGGTTCGCATAGGCTTTGAAAATTCTTTGTATCCCAGAATAAGGCTTGGGCTTTTGCGATACGCTCTTTATTGCCTGATTCAAGCGCCTCTTTAAGGCGATGTGGAATAATGTGGTCAACTACTGTGGCAGCAGTAATGCGCCCTTGCTCTTGGCACATAACGCAAAGTGGATGTTCATTAAGAAACGCTAATCGCACTTTAGCCCAGCGACCACCATAGACATTGCGTTTTTTCATGGTTTATCCCATTACAAATTTTCCCCAATAAAAAAGCCACCAGCGATTGTGAACTGATGGCCTTTATAGCAATATTCTATCTACCATGATCCTTTAATGGATATTTATTCAAGGAAAATATAAAAATTACTTTGATTATTAACAGATTGGCTGAGTGGATATTGGTAATACTAGTGAGAGCTCAAACTCACAAGGTTATTTTTATAGATTAAAACCCCGCAATGATACCGAATATATTTAACCCACTATGTTTTAATCAAAAACATTATTAATAATTGAAGTGACTATCGCTGTACTTAATGCGATCAATACCAAATCATTTCCAACAATGCGCCATTCGTAACCAGGATAGTAAGGTAATTGGCTAAGCATTTTTTCAGGAACCATTTTCTTCGCAATACCCGGAGGCAATGGCTTTCCTCTTACTAAATTTTTAGCAATACCTGGAGGGAGTGATGAATATCCAGTAAATCCACCATTCAACGCAATTGCTCTAGCCTCATTATAAGATAAAGAAATTGAGAAAGAGGTTTCATTATCAAAGTGATTATTTTGTGATTTATTATGCCATTTGTTTGGCTTCTCTCCTTGATATCCTTTATTTTGACCTCTTCCATGCCCATTATCTGGATCTGCATAAGAAGAAACAGATATCATCGACAAACCTATAATCACCAACAATAAGTTACTTATTCTAGAAAGAATCCCCATGTCTATGACCTCAGCAATTAATTTTTCACAGAATATCCTTCGAGTTACACAACTACCATAAGTAATACTCCTAGAAAAAATAACTGACAGGTGTCATTGTTGCTAACTTAGTGGCGAATACATAACTAAGTCTTTTTTTATTTCAAACACTCCAGCCTTATATAATCCTGCAACCCTTTAATCATCTGCTCTGACTCTGCAATTCGCTCTCTGAGTAACCAATAATTTCTGATAGCGGTGTTAGTAGGTCGGGCGGTGGTTGCATAAGCCAAGCTGGTGGAGGGAGTGGTTTTGCTTTTTGGGCACTCGGCTTTGATATACACCCGCTCAGGATGACGCTCACTAATATCACGCAAACGACTAATTTCATTCTTAGCATTCGCTAACTCCTGTGTATATTGAATATCCAGTTGGTTTAATCGCATTATGCGTGCTTGGTAATCCGTATTAATAGACTTCTGTTCTTCGAGAGCCACTGTTAGTTTTTTGTTGGTATCTGTCAGTGAATTAATCCTGTTAGCTTGCCAGTTAATCACCCAATAACTACCCACAATGATGCCTACCATCGTAATGACGGCATAGAGTTTCCCGTATTTCATGATTAGTACCGATGATGTGAGAGTGCAATCTGACAGCGTTTTTCTAAGCTAATGTGGTCTTTAGTACATGAGTTATCAATCAAGAGATAAATGCCACCAGCGACTGTAATGAGTAATGCAAGAATAAAGCTGATAATGATAATTAAAGGTTTCCATGGCATAGTGCTGACTCCGCCTCTCGACGACTGACAAGCCCTCGCCAAACCTTGCCGTCTGCATATACCCAACGTTTTATTTCTTCACAAGCACCCGCTCTATCACCGGCGTTTAGCTTCTTGAGTAATGTTGAGCGAGAAAATGCGGTTGTACCCACATTAAAAGCAAAGGAATATAAAGCGGCTTTAGTGTAGTCATCGAGTGGTACGTTGATTAATGCATCGACTTGCTGTTGTGTCTTAATAAAATCGTTTTGTAATAACGCATCACATTCTTGTTGTGTGTATCTCTTACCTTGAATAATATCTTTCCCTGTATGCCCATAGCAAACCGTCAAAACACCTGCCACATCACGATAAGGTTCATAACGCACACCTTCAAAATGAGCTATTACTACTAACGCGATTGCTGTGGCTCCCGCAGTTGTTAGCACAGCTATTTTCTGTTTGAGAGACATTAAATATCCTTTGGTGCTTTTACCATTAATTCAGCAAGCCTTTTTAATGTTTCAGTTGGGTTTTGTGGATCAACATGACTAACAAGCTCTTCAAATAATTGAGTGCGTTTTCGTTGCTCTCGACGAGTCATAAAATAAGTGGCTAAACCGAGAACCATGCTGAACGCCATTCCGATAACAAATCCCCATTCATATAACGAAAGACTGGCAAAAAAGGCCGTTAGACCTGCGGTTCCATAAGTTACATTGGTTAATTTTTCCATACGCATAGTCACCCCCAGAGGAGTGTCCGTTGATGATTAGTGTGAGAAAGTTAAAAGTGAAAATATAAGACTTAATTAAATTAATGATCCAGCCCAATGTGGTTGGCTGAATGAATGATCACAGGCTATTCAAGAATTCAGTGGGAGCATTAAAAATATTCAGGTGCTCGCAAATAACCAAACATTCCAACTAATCGAAATTCCTTTCATAAAGAGAACATTCCAAATTAAATATCTCATCTTTATATCTTTGAATAACGCTACTTATAACCTCCTGTTGTATATCGGTAAAAGAATTCCATATAGCCAATAAAGGTGTATCATGATCCGACCAAGTTTCACCTATAAAAATTTTATCTTTTATCATCGACTTAAAAATATCATTATCCTCCGTATTCACTTCTGATACATTATTATCAGGTAGGCGCCCAATAACGCAGGCTATATGGCCATTAGGATCTGCCAATCCAATGGTTTCATTTTTTATTTTCATACAAAGTCCTATGAGGAAAGAATGAATACTAAAATATTTGAAAAATTATTTCTTGCCGATGATAAAACTCGAAATGCTGTATTAACAATTTGTGAGACCGATACTCCCCTCGTCTCAGTTTTAACACTACATTTAACTTGTGAAAATTTTTTAGAAGCTTTTATATCAGCTCATCTAAATATTGAGGATTTGTTTGCAGAAAAACCAGAAAATATTAACGATGTTAGATTTAGAATGTCCTTTGAACATAAAAATAAGCTAGCTCAGCGATTAGGTATGCCAAAACAAGCATATGATGCTTTTTGTCATATTGATCAGATAAGAAATCAGTTTGCACATAAATTATTACATGCGGAAATACCCGCAGATAGAATAAATAAACTTTGCACTCTTATCGATTCAATACGCTCTTCAGAACAAGAATTAAAATTAGAAGATGAAGGTATACACTATTCCCCTTCTAATGCAAAAAAAACATTTACCTATCGAATGTCTGATCCCGATATTCCTCAAACGTTAAAACTTTGCATCGCATACTTCTCATTAATAAGAAGAGTCTCGATGATGTATCAATAATTATAAAAACCTACTTATAAAATAGTATGTAATTTGCCATAAACTCTTATAACTAAAAATATGAACTCTCTGGAGTTTCGGGAGAGTTCAACCTGTAAGAGCTAATTACAAATCGACATATTTATTTTTTGCTCTGTTTACTCAAAGTATCAAACAGCTTTCGACACATTAAGTGCCCTTAATAAACCTTCAGGCAATTGCTCTTCCAGTGAAGCATTAGAAACAATCACAAGACCATACATAGATATCCATGTATTCGTTTGTTGTAAGTGTCCTTGAATAAATTGCTTCGCTTTCTCTAACAAATAAACACAGCTCTCTTGTGTATTTTTGCGCCAATAAGATTCAATCGCCACCAGCAATGGGTCGCCTGCATCATTAATCTTTTGTGTGCCGATTCGATATTGCTTTTTACCTGCGGGAGATGTCGTGCAAATTAGTTGTGTCAGTTGTTGAGTTTCACCATCAGCCGTATGGATATTCGCCGTTAAAATGGCTGAAGTATTCATTTCACTGTCTGTTTCTGAGGCATAGTGAAGACTAAACTGTAATTCGCTTATCTCTTTTGACATAACATTTACCGATTTATTTAGTTAATAAGGTGCCGACTCACAGCTCTTGTGTGAACGGTATAAATGGGTATTGATTCTGTGGTCGGCGTAAACGGAAAGGCTACAAAGTAACCTTATTTAATTTAGGGTTGAATATAGTAATGAGAATAATTATCATTACATATGTATCAAGTTGACAGGTTTGATACGAATTAGTACGACATGACTTACATTGCTTCTTGCGTTTATTTTATATGCCGATATGACTCCTAGCGTATCGGCATTTTTTTATTTTGTGTTGGTGATCTTTTGTACTGATAATTTAGATGTGTATACTTAGATTTAACCTGATGCAACGATAATTCAAGGCTGAATCTAATTCAGACCACCTATTATATGCTAGGAGCTGATTCATCTCAGGTATCTAGTAAAACGAGTGACCACTATGGAGATGATATGTCTAACTCAATACCAAAGTAAGGTTCAATTTTATACAATTAAATCAAAATAAAAGGAATATCAGCGCGAAGTTTATGAGTAAGCTCGTGATCAGGGTAAAACATGACAGCTAACTTCCAAATACGACTCGCCTCTTCTAAGTTTCTGCTATTCCAATGAAGCCCACCGAGATTAAATAGTGCCAGTTCATTTTTTTCATTTAAAGACAAACATTTTTCATAAGCTTCGATAGCTTCTGCTATACACCCTTGAAACTCATATGAAACTGCCACTTGAAACCAACTAAAATCGTCTGGCTGAATTTTTTCAGCTTGCTCAAGTAGTAGAGGCAAACTATCTTTATATCGTCCAAGATGATTTAAGGCGACACCCAGACAATATCCATATTCTCCACCTTCAATATTATAGGCTTTACGAAAGTATGATTCTGCATCCAACCACTTATTTTCATCTTGAGCCCAGTGGCCCAACCGATCCCATAGAAATGCTGTATCCTTATAATTAACATCCAAAATACGCAACTCAAACTCTCTCTTGAAATCCTCATAAGAGCAAAAAATTTCATTGGTATTTTGCCTAAGATAATTTTTTGCTAACAGCAATTCTCTTGTTGCATCTGGATTATGTGGGTAAATATCCAAAAAACGCTCCCAAAACGGCAAACTTAACTTGGCTGAAATTATTGATGTCCGACAGAAGGTTGCAACTAATATTAAGCACCATGCCCATAATTGTTCTTTGTTTTCACTAGTGCTTAGTAATGAATTAATTTCTCTATATGCTGAGCGATAATCACCTAAATTAAAAAGAGTGTTGATTCTCCATTTAGCTAGTCCAGTTAGTTTGTGGGGTGAATTATGCGGAAAAATAATAGCATCGAAATGTTCAAGGGCAAGTCTATAATTACCTTTTTTATTATAATACATGCCTACAGCATAATTTGCCTCACTTAAATTCGGATCTAATTGAAGTGCATTTTGATAACACTCCATTGCTTTACTCTCATTCCCAAGAATAGAATAACTCCCTCCCATATTTTTATAGCACTGCGCTTTCAATTTGCTATCACCAGATAAACCTTTTAAGGCTTTTTTATATTCTAGAATAGCCTCATTGTCTTTTTTAAGAGCTGTAAACCCGTTGCCGATAGAATAATAAAGGCTACCTTCAGTAAGAAGACCATCAGATAGCCTTGCTTTAAGATACTGAACACCATTGGTAATTCTCTCTTCATCATAATTAATTCTATCCATACCTTTATTAATTTCTGACATATAAGGGATGATCATAGCAGGGTGGTCTGTTCCTAAAATTGCTAGGAACTCATGAAAATTAGCACTGATAATTTCATCTTGATTATCATCATATAATGATATCAACATTTCCTGAGCCAAATTTTTCTCTTCAGGAATATGAATCTTTGGTAAGGTTTTACTAATTGTGTTCGCAATATTTTTCTTTGAACTTATTATTGTATTTACTCTTGCATCGCGAGTTGCAATCGCTTGGTACCTAACCAATTCTGCTATTTCATGCAGACGAGACTCAGACATCTCCTCCACAAATTTTACAGTCAAAGTTTCTTGTTTAGACCAATTTTTTCCTGACTGTTCATAAATACGCAAGATGTTTTCAGCAAAACATATCTTGAGAGTATTTGTAGGAACGTGAAAACAAACATAAAACGAATAAGGGTGCATTAGTAAATAATTCAAGTTAGCCCTATTAACTGAAATACTAACTGAGCCATCAAGGTTCAATGCTTGTTCAGTACCTTTTAGTTGAACAAATAATCTGATATTCGTAGCTTGTCCATTAACAGTTATTTCAAGCTGATAATCGACCCCATAGTCATTAACATCTTGACTCTGTATAAAAAAATCACTTGAATCCCTAAGAAAACCTTCAAATGCCGTAATGGCCATGTTTTCAACCCTATGATTTCTATCTCTTTTGGGGAAATTATTCAAGTGTTTCATATTTTTTCCTAAAACCGATGATATAGTAGAAAATCTAAGCCAATTTACACGATTTCAGATATAAATCATTTAATTGTCAAGCACTAATAATAAATAGTATTAAGTAGTCACATATGATTTTAAGTACTAAATTATATTCTCCAACAGAGGGACTTCCGATTCTCGTTCAAACCAATCTACTTAGTCTAATTGTGTCCTACCTAGGATTCTGCAAGCTCATCTCTTATAATTTTGAATATTTCACAAAAACAATTAAGGCTACACATTATGCGTAGCCTTAATCTTATTCACATTATCTAACTCAATTAGCTTTTATCTTTATTTTCTATCGCTATTGTTTGCCGTTTTTCTTCTTCTGGTAACTCATACTCAATAGCAATGGTCAGAAGTCCACTTGATAAATCCGCTTTTTCTATTTTAACATTCTTACCGAGGTCAAATTGTAATGTAAATTGCCCTTGAGATATGCCTCGGTGGATCCATTTATCATTGTCTTCTTCTGATTTTTCTTCTTTTTTCCCTTCAATCAATAAACGGCTTCCTTTCAATGAAACCGATAAGTCATTTTCTTGATATCCAGGCACACTTACTGTCAATTCATAATGGTTATCATCAATCTGTTTCAGGTTATAAGTCTGTACAGGTGATACAATTGGCTTACTGCCTGTTAACTGACTAAACAGGCGATCTATCTGATCAAAACGATTTGAAAGTAAGTTGTCAGATAATGTTGGGAATAATGAAAAAGGTTTAATGTTAGGCATATAACTCCTCCTTCAGTATTTAGTGAATTATGAGCGGTATCTTATTTACCCAAAATATAAATATGAACGAGCAAGTATTTTTCAAGCCCTAAAATCTAAATTTTTTATCTTTAACCAACATGAGATTGTAGATAGCAAAAAACCCCGCCGAAGCGAGGTTTTGTATATTCAACTATTTAATGCTTAACTCATTTGAGCTGTCATCACACTTTTGCAAAAGATACATTTTGCGCCGTGTGGATTGTTCACTGTGACATCAAATTGTGATGTTCTATATTGTGAACTGCTACAACAAGGGCATTTAAAATAGAGGCGAATAGTAATAGCGCCTTTAGAGAGCCACCACGTTGCCTGCTGCTGGGCCTTTCATACCATTTTCCATGGTGAATGAAACTTGTTGGCCTTCAGCTAATGTTTTGAAGCTATCACTTTGGATTGCAGAGAAATGTACGAAGACATCTTTGCTGCCATCAGCTGGAGTAATAAAACCAAAACCTTTACCTTCATCGAACCATTTTACTGTACCAGTCATTGTATTAGACATAGAATTTCCTTTAATTTATTTAATTTGCCATAAGGCATATGCGGTTTGTTTTGTATTTTTACTTATGGGAATTAATTAGAAGGAATTCACAATGAAGAGGTATCGAGGATAACGCTAAACGGGAACAACTTTAAACTTACTAACATAAATAGGTCTGTACTTCCAAACCAGTGACGCTATTAAGCCATAGAAAAATTCAGATAGCAAACTTTATTTTTTAGCGGTAAATCAGCTTAAGTAGACCTATAAAAAATACAACCCCGTTATACTCACGAGGTTTTCAATAGATAAGAGCTATAACATCAAAACCATTACTAACACAATATATTGTGTTTTGTAATTACGCAAGACTATAAATGTGGTGTTTTCTAATTATTTTATCCATATCTAATTTTACGTTATCAACCGATAGACATCCCTCAATAAATCCTTCCGCTGTCTGCAATCGCTTAGCCACCTCATTATGAGAAATACCAAGTTTTGAAGCCATTGAACGCAAAGGATAATTCTTCACATAGTACATAATAACCAACTGAAACAAATAACTATTATTTACCTTTAAATGTAATACCGCTTTATTGATTTTTAAGCCATCATCATCTGAACATTGCTCTCGGCTTCGTCTTGAGCTTGGAATTAATCCTTTAAAACCTGCGGCAATTGATGAGTAATCGATACTATTTTCTTCATTAGCTGACCACGCACCCCAACGCGATAAAACTTCCTGCATATCTCTCATACAGACTTCTCCAAACCATTTGTTACCTTGTTACCTATTGATTAATCACTTACACCTTCATCTCTCTTTCTCGTTTTAATTGCCTCACCTTCTCTCTGTATTTATCGCGTATCTGGATATAATCTTCGCGTCGCCAATGCGGAAGCTCATGAGGCCCTCGCAACCAATCAACTAATTCTTGACCAAATTTTTCGATAAGTTTTTCCTCATACTTTTGACTTACACTGGCATTTTTATGAGTGAATCGCCCTGCACCACCATTACATGATTTACATTGCTTATATGCATTACGTTCATCAAATCTCAGCTCAGGGTGTGAACCCACAGATAAAAAATGACCACAATCCCACTGTCCTCCATGTAAATCTGGGGGATTAGTTTCACCACAACTAATACAGGGCTCATCATGATCTCTAAGTCTGATGTATTGATTAAACGCAGTTTGAGCTTGTTTGATAAAATATGAGGTAGGTTTTACTGCTAATTTGCGGGCTTTGAGTTTGTCTCTTGCTTTGATTTCCTTTTCTCTTTGTGCCTTTTTGAGTTTTACTAACGCTTTTTCTTTTTCCTTATTCCTTCGTTTTATTGCCAGTTCTGCTCCGTGTTCTGGGCAACACCACCAAATATTACTGTATTTGGGGTGAAACCATTCTCTACATATTTTACAGCGCCGTCGCCTTAGCGACTTCATTATGTTTTCCTTTGATTTATCCATCAGCAATTATTCCTCTTGATTCCTTTTCAAACTCATATATTCAGAATTGCTAGGAATGATGATCGGAATTCCCTTCTCAATGCACCATTGTTCATGTTTCTCCATCATGTAAAGCATCCTTGCTTTATCCATCTTGCTGGTTTTTTCACGCTCACCGTTTTCATTGCGCCCTAACCAATGTCCAACAAAATATTCATGAGTTTCCTCATTAGTGATGGGCTTTGATAAAACGATTTCACCGACACCATTTTTAATATCGATAACAACTCCACGCGCACGTAACCACTCGCCTGTGGTTTCCATCCACATACGCCATGTTTTATTCATTGGTATGGTTCTTAAATCACGCCACTCGGTGATTTTGATACGATAGCGTTTACCTGTTGTCACGATTTCGGAGAGCACTTTGAAAATACTGTTGAGATTGGATTTATGGAGACAGATATCATCTGTCACGAGGCCTCCTTTTTACTTTTACGAGTTAAAACGATTTTTCACAATACCTTTTAGGCTCTCGTTTCGGTTGAGCGCGATATGCAGCCATATATTGATCGACCGGTGTAATACTCAATCCTTGTTGGTCAACATACACGGTGCCTGTTTTACCGTGTCGATTAAGCCTTAAAATCATTTCGGTCAGCGTTTCATCCGCATTATCGTGGTACACCGCATCACGATAAATGCCTAACCAATAATCACAATCTTGCTCGATTTGTCCTGTGTCTCTTGAATCACTTGGTACGGGACGTTTATCTGTCCTGTTTTCCAATCCCCGATTCAGTTGTACAAGCAACACAACCACCGTATTGAGCTCTTTTGCCAATATTTTTAGTCCCTTAGTGATTTCACCATAGGCAATATCATTACGGTCAGCTTTTCCCGCCTGCATCAGAGTGAGGTAATCGACACCAATAAACCCAATATCACCGACTTTGCGTTTGATTTTCCGACTTTCAGAGCGAATATGCTGTAAGGACATGCCTGGTGTATCATCCACCCAAATATTGGGCTCATCTTTAAGGCGACCGATGGCACTGCAAAGCCTATCCCATTCATGCTCTTCTAACTTTTGGTAAAATTTATCTGAATTAATTTGGGTTTGTTGGGCTAGTGTCCGTTCAACAAGCTGTTTATCCGTCATTTCCATGCTGAACAGCAATACAGGCTTACCTTGTTGTGAGACATTCTTTGCCATTTCAGTGAGAACGGTTGTTTTCCCCATCTTTGGACGAGCACCAATCACGAACAGTGAGCCGATGACAATCTGTTTTGGGCTTAATAGGCGGTCAAAATCTTTAAATCCCGTTTTTAATCCTCGATGTTTCTCTGGGTTATCTTGTCGGTCACAAATGTCGGTAAAAACATCATCCAGCACATCATCAATTCGGCGTAATCCTGTTTTTCTCCCCATTTTTCCAAACGACGTGGCTTCATCAAGCAAGCGTTGTGCTTGTTCAATTTTATCCGTAAAACTTAACTCACTTGGCACCATCATGAGTTTTTGAATTTCAACCGTCTTTTCGATAACAAAACGCTGTGCGGAACACTCTCGGATTTTTTTCGCATAAGCCATAATGTTAGCAATACTCGGTGTTTCTCTTGCCATCTCAGCAAGATAGGCAAAACCACCTGATTGATTAATTCGCCCTTTTGACTCCAGATAATCCGTCACCATCATGATGTCTATTGGCATACGTTGGGTATACATTTCTCGCAGAGTGAGATAGATAATTTGATGGTGTCGGGTATAAAAATCTTCAGGTTTTAGCAGTGAAAAAATTGATTGCGCATTATCACTTTGCGGATCGAGCAGGAGTCCTCCAATGACATTTTGTTCCGCCATCAAGTTATTCGGAACTTGGCTCATCACAGTGCTCCCTCCCTTGTTTTGAGTACCGTTTCTGGTCTGAGTAAATAATCAAAATTCGCTCGCCAACCTCGATTATTTTCGCCGAAATACCAAGCACTCGCCGTTTCCATAAAATAATCAAAATAATTTTTAGCTGATTCGACTGTGGGCTCTTTAAGTTCTTTCAGGAATTTGGATATTGCTCTTTTGCGTTTGTCATTCAGTGATTCGGCATTGGGTAATCTATCCCCTGCTGATTCGTTGAAGGCTTGCATGATTTCCTGATAAGGAATTTTAGTTTGTCGATTAACCGAAATCTGCTTTGCAGGTTTCAAGTCGTCAGACGATAGTTTTTTAAGGTTAATTGACTGGTTAAAAGACTTACTGGTTCTGGGTAAAAATTTTTGACTACCCCCTAGTCCAACCGTTTGACTACCGTGGTCAAATTCTTTGACTACCTCTGGTACAGAATTTTGACTAGGTGGTACTGTATTTTGACTACCCTCATCAAGAGATTTAGCCTCCAAATCCAAAATATATAAATTGGAAGTATGCCCCTTATCAGTTTTTCGCGTAACTTTACGAACAAACCCTTTTTTACATAAACTTTTAATGTGGTTTATCGCACTTTGACGACTAATTTCGCAATGACGCGCAATAGTCTCATAAGAAGGAAAGCACTCACCTTTATCATTGGCATTATCGGCAAGTTTGAGTAGCACCATTTTTTGTGCTGTACTCCCCACCTGTAATTGCATGGCTTTTGCCATTAGAAGCATACTCATTTTCGCTCTCCTAATAGCTTATCCCGATGTGCTTTCCTTAATTTTGCGTCTTTCAGTGCTTCCTTTAAACGCTGACAACCCAGTGGGGTTATTTCTTGTAATAGCCTATTTCTCATCATGTTTTTATGCTCATCACAGCCATTAAATTCATGATTTATTCTTTGTCTCATGGTATAATTTCTCCATTCCAAAGCTGTATCAAAAAAGGGAAACCGAAGTTTCCCCTTGTGATAAAAACTGGATATTGATACAGTATATTTGTACGTTAAATGGTGAATTCCATTGAACAACACGCCTCGTTTGTTGCCGCAATCGAGGCGTTTTCTTTTATTTTCATTTGAGAAAGTTCACCCATTTGTTTCCACAAAAATCGGTACTCTTCTTCTGAGATTTTTCGTTCTCCTTCCATCACAAAATCAATAATTCCCGATGCGACAAGTGTTTCGCATATTTCAGGATATTTTTCAGTACGACGTAGGATTGTTGAATCATGGACACCTAACGTTCTAGCCACGGCAGACTGAGTTTTATTTCTCAATGCTTGTAATGCTGAAGCTATTAGGTGATTAGAGATAAATTGATTGAATTGTTTGCGTGTATTTGCGCATTCCATTGTTTAAAGTCCTTATGAGTTAACTAAGGGACAATAATGATCCGTGGCTCATTCCGTATGAGTTGATATTGGGGGAAAAGTTGTCGCTTTATCAGCGACTCCGTAGCAGTCAAAAACTGCGATTGTTAAAGAGCGAATAAAACTATGCGGTTCTAGGTGGAAAAACATCATCTAGAGAACAGTTTGCACCTAGTTTCTGCAATGCTTCAACAATGATGCGACAATCATTCAGGCTGGGTGTTCTAATATTTAACTCATAGTTAGCAATACGAGACTGACCCCACCCAATTGATGAAGCTAAAACAGCTTGAGAAATTCCTAATTTATTTCGCTGTTTTGCAATGTTATTCATATTGTGTGTCCTCCATACTTACCAATGATATTACACACAATATGTGATTTTTAGTCAACCACAAAACGTTTAAATACATTTATCACATTTTGTGTTAATAAATGGCTATGAAAAAAATAAATGAAATTATCGGCGAAAGACTTAAGTCTATTCGTGAATCTAGAGGCCTTAGCCAAGCACAACTTGCCAAGCTATGCGGATATTCCGCAGCCTCAAGAATTGGAAATTATGAACTAGGGGAAAGAAAAGTAAGCGCCGATGATGCCTTAATCATCAGCGAAGTTTTAGGTGTATCGCCAGCAGAATTAATGTTTGGAGAACAAAGTGAACAAGTGATCAGTAATTACGAATATCCATTGTTTACAAAGGTTCAAGCGGGTACTTTCACAACTAATATAAACGCCTACACAGAAAAAGATGCTACTTCATGGATACCTACAGCTAAGAAAGCTAGTAAAAGAGCATTTTGGTTGGAGGTTGAAGGTCAATCAATGACCGCGCCTTTAGGAGGAAAACCAAGTTTTCCCGAAGGAATGATTATTTTGATTGATCCAGAAGAAGAGGTTAAGTTCGGTGATTTTTGTGTCGCTCGCTTATTAAATGATGAATTTACTTTTAAACGCTTAATTAGAGATGGTGGCGTTAAATACTTGGAACCATTGAATCCACGTTATGACCTTATTCCTATTAATGATAATTGTACAATCGTAGGTAAGGTTATTAAGTCTCAATGGCCTGATGATACATTTTAATATAATTTAATTAAGGTCTTTGCTATGGATAATTTAAAACATATACCCTTTAATGAAATTAATTTAGAAGATAATTTTTTCTTATCTTTAAAATCTGATTATAAGCATGGTTTTATTGATTGGTTCAAAAAAAAATCAAATGATGTTTCAGAAAAAGCATATGTTTTATATGAGGACTCAGGAAATATAGACGGTTTTTTATATTTAAAAATAGAAGAAGGCATTATAGATGATGTTATTCCATCTATAAAAAGTGGGAAACATTTAAAAGTAGGAACATTTAAATTTGAACCTAAAGGAACACTGAGAGGTCAACGGTTTCTAAAAAAAATATTTGACAATGCATTATCTCATAAAGTTGATGATGTTTATGTCACTATATTTGAGAAACATGGATATTTAATAAATTTATTCAAAATGTACGGTTTTAACCAATGTGCAATAAAAGAAAGTAAAAATGGTACTGAAATAGTCTTATTAAAAGATATGTCACTAAATGATTCCACTGGTGACATATTATCTGATTACCCTAGATTTCCATTTACCCAAGAGCAAAATAAATATATTCTTTCTATTTACCCAAAATTTCACTCTATTCTATTCCCTGATTCTATTTTAGTTACTGAATCACCTGATATTCTTGAAGATATTTCTCATACAAATAGTATCAGAAAAGTATACATTTGTGGGATGAGTGGTGTTTCCTCATTAAAACCATATGATATACTTATAATTTATAGAACATCCGATAATCAAGGTCCTGCTTATTATAGATCAGTAGCGACATCAATTTGTATCGTAGAAAATATAAAAACTATTTTTGATTTTCCTTCAGAAGAATTATTTATTGATTACTGTATAAAATATTCAATATTTAGTAGAGAAGAACTATCAAAATTTTATAAGAGTAAAAGATACCCATATATTATTACATTCACATATAATTTAGCATTACCTAAGAGATTAAATAGAGCGACATTAATAAATTCTGTTGGTCTTGACGAAAGTGCTTACTGGGGTATACTAAATATTAGCGATGAACAATTTATTAGAATTATGAACCAAAGTGGCGTCGATGAAAGTATTATTATCAATTAAACCAGAATTTGTATCAAAAATTCTAGAAGGTACTAAAAGGTACGAATTTAGAAAAGGCATATTTAAAAATACATCTGTAACATCAGTTGTTATTTACTCTACTTTACCTGTTGGACAAATCGTCGGTGAGTTCCATATAAAAGGTGTTTTACAAGATAAACCTCATTCTATATGGGAGCAAACAGAGTCATTTTCAGGAATAAGTAAAAAATTTTTTGATAAATACTTCCAAGAAAGAAATACAGCTTATGCTATTGAGATAGGAAGAGTAATCAAATATGACGAGCCAATTTCATTGAAAGAATTTAGTGAAAAAATTGGAAAAAATATTACTGCCCCCCAATCCTACTGCTATCTCCCATCATAAATATTAAAAAGCTCTCATCAACTTGAGAGCTTTTTTCTAATCACCTGTCAAAAATACTCATTACAACCCGATGTCTGATGTGACCAACCACACATATTGTGTTTTTTATAAATTTATTTTTCTTTTCTAATCATACTAATAAAACATACCAAACACAAAAAAACACACTTTGTGGTTGACATTAAAATCACAATTTGTGAATATAATTTCTATCAACGGAACACAGCACGTTGAAGTTCTTTAACAACGATGGTGGCGAGCTGTGTATTAGCTATCAGAACGGCGACGCTGATAAAGCGTCAACCTTCTCAGAAGGTTTTCGGATTGGTGTTTTACTATTATCACCAATCACTAAAGCCAACTGTTTGGAGGATTTATGGCAACTATAAAAGTGAAGAAATCACGCAAACCAGACTTTTTACGTGGTAACTCTGCAAATAGACGTCATGCCAGACGGAAAGTCGAAGCCATTGCAATTAGAGATATTGAGATGCAACTAGACTCAATATTTCAACTAGAAACTAAAAAATTAAACCGCGTTGAAAAGACACTATCACTAAGCCACATTCCTGTGACTAGAAATATTGAACCTAAGTATCAATCATCACCTGATAACTGTTGTTTACCAAACATAGTTATGTTTTCGAGTGTTAGAACAAAAAAATCAAAGGATAAATTTTGTGTCACTGCAAAATAAATTAGAAACCACCTTATATTGGATAATCAGTATATCAAATTAATTGAATGATTGACTTTCATCTCATATTTTACATAAAGGAGATACTATAATCTAAGCTATTTTATTCTAACTATGTGGTTCAATAATGAAAAAAAATATTCTCGACATAATTAATAGTGCCAATAGTGTTTTAGAACACACTGTATCCATATTAGAATCATTCAATGAAAATCTAGCAAAACTTAATTCCTCAATTGAAGCATTCAGTTTAAAACGTGCTCATAACCGACCAATAGAATATGAGATAAAAAACATTGAATGTTTACTCAAGTTAAATGAATTTAACAAGCAGCAATTACCTCAATATATAAAAATACTATCAGATCAAAAATCCTTTAAAAGAGGATTTGAAAACTTGGATGATAATGTAAAAAAAATATATTTACAAATGACACCAAAAGCTAACTCAATCGATGATGAAATATTAATTATTGAAAATAAAATTTCAATTTTAATCAGCGAAGCCCTTACTGACTCAGAGGTAAACATACTTAATGATAAAATTAAAGAATTAAAAAACTTACTTAAAGAATAGTATTCCTAGATATAACCTTAATTATCAAAAAATTATAAATGGAAAATAAAAATGACTCAACAAGATACTTCTATCGTTATTAACGTCAAATTAACTTTAAATCACATTGAAAACAAACCACATCGAGTAGAAGTAAACACTCAAATAAATGCTTCAGATGACATTCCTGAATTAGCTATATTGTTAAGTGACTTCTCAGATAATTTGATTGGAGAAAATGCGATAAAAACGGCATTAAAAAAAGCAGTTTTAAATACCTTAGTAAACAAAGTTAAACATTAATAAAAATATTTCCCTCTCGTCTAAATCTTTTTTCGCCAACACCAGAATATCAATCATTACCACTATCACTTAATTAGTGAGGATTTTGCTCATCCAGAGGTAAACATGAACATTGATAAATACACACTTTATTTAGCCCAAAGCCAAGCAGGGATCGCCCATTTTCTCAAAGATGAACATGGATGGAATAAGGCCAATCAGACATTAAAACAGGCTTATGGCATAAAACATCAATACAACGCAAAGGTATGCAAAGAAATAAATATCCCAATAAATAGGCTCTATGGATAGAGGTAATTTTTTGTGAATAATTTTAATAATCAAATATACCCAAATGATAAATACCCCCGACTAAGTTCACCTACTCCGAAAAGGAATTTCAAAGAAGCTCTCGCTCATGCAATAGCTATTATTGAAGGAGAAATACCTAACAATTCGCCTGGCATAGCTGAACAGCGACTCGCGATGACGCTTTGGTATATGAATTTAGATGCATCCAAGAATCACCCTCCTCTTCCTGAGCATATTCGAGCCCAACGAGATTCAAAAAGGACATATACGCCTAGTAATAAATTTGAAGTTGATTACTACGGAAGTGATCGTCGTCAAGGTCAATATTTAGGGGATTAATATGACTGCTGTATACAAAGCTATTAGTAATGTTGCTAGAGAAATGGCTGAAACAGGCATTAAAAAAGGAAGTGTAAACCAACAACAAGGATTTATGTTCAGAGGAATCGATGCAGTATATAACGCCCTTGCCCCTGCTCTAGTTAAGCATGGATTACTTATTCTTCCACGTATCATTGAACGCACTGTCACAGAAAGGCAAACACAAAGAGGTGGCTTGTTATTTTATGTCGTAGTGAAAGCTGAGTTTGAATTTGTTTCTGTTGAAGATGGAAGCAAACACACGGTTGTGACTTATGGTGAAGCAATGGATAGCGGAGACAAAGCCACAAATAAAGCCATGTCTATTGCATATAAATACGCAGCTTTCCAAACATTTTGTATACCAACCGAAGAAACAGCAATCGATGCGGATGCAGAAGTCCACAATGTAGCACCGAGAACACCAGATCAGATATTGAAAGATTTTACTAATTCAGCAATGGCTATTACAGATCTCAATATTTTGAAAAAAGAATTTGGAGAAACATGGAAGTTACTCAGAAAAACGCCTGAACAATCAAAAGCAAAGGAAGTATATAACATCAGAAAATCAGAATTGGAGGCGATGTAATGGCAAGTAAAGGTGTAAACAAAGTCTTATTGATAGGACATCTAGGTCAAGATCCTGAAATGCGTTACCTCCCAAATGGCGATGCGGTTACTAATATTACATTAGCCACCAGCGATTCATGGAAAGATAAACAATCAGGTGAAACCAAGGAACGTGTTGAATGGCATAGAGTTGTGATATTTGGAAAGCTCGCCGAAATCGCTGGCGAATATCTGCGTAAAGGTTCACAAGTCTATATCGAAGGTCAATTACAAACACGTAAATGGCAAGATCAAAATGGACAAGACAGATACAGCACGGAAGTTGTAGTGAATATTAATGGCTCAATGCAAATTTTAGGTAACAACAATCAGGCAGGTAGCCAGAAATCACAACCATCACCTCATCAACACGAATGGAGCCCACAACAATCTCCTAAACATAATGAACCCTCAATGGACTTTGATGATGATATTCCTTTTGCGCCGATTGGATTACTTTATCCTCGTATCGCTATTAATGTTATTTAAAATAATATTTATTAGGATAAAATTATAACTCTAGGAAGAATGCCACAAAGCCGAATATTATCGACTTTAAATATATATTTAATAAATTTTTGAAAGAGAAAATCCACCAATCCAAGTTCTCGAAACCTCAGTGAAAATAAATTCACCTGATGCCAAAAGTATATTAACTCTTTCACTTTCGACAATAGAACTAGGAAACTCTTTATTATCAGAAAAATTAAATGTCAAAACTCCTTCATTTGTATTACACGGTGTAAGCTCGTAAGTTTCATTTTTATATCTTGCTATATGAGTCATATATTTCATATCTGCTCCTTATTTCCGATCAAGAAGGAAATAATACAACAGATTGTTTTATAAGTAAATATTTTAAAATACTGCTTGACGAATTACACTATTTATACGTGTAATCACTTATTATTAAAGTGAAAATGAAAAACATAATAAAGTTTAACGATGCAATGTTAAAACTGTCATAGATAAAAAACATCAATGAGCTGCTCTCAACTCTTAGCAAGAAATAACGGAGGATAAGTTACACAAACTTAATAATGACCTTTCATTCTAAAGCACTAATTAATATTTATTTAAACTGAGTATAAATAACGTGGAGAGAAAATATGTCAAGAATGGTGACTCTTGAAGCGTGGGCAAGGTTGGAATTTGGAGATGCCTCTCCTTGCATGACGGTATTACAAAAATACGCAAAGAATAACCTTATTGCACCACCCGCAATGAAAGTTGGCCGCAAGTGGATGGTTGATAGAGAAGCTCGTTATGTGGGTTATCTATCTCTCCCCCAAATTCCTACTAAATCAACGGAACGACTTAAGAGGATAATTACAGATGGCTGCCCGACCACGAACCCATAAAATTATTATCCCTAATTTATATCGAAAGCTAGATAAACGTAACGGCAAAATTTATTGGCAATATAAACATCCCATCACTGGTACATTTCATAGCTTAGGCACTGACGAACAAGAAGCGAGAGAAACTGCCATTCAAGCCAATACAATTATTGCTGAACAACATACTCGACAGTTATTAAGTATTAATGAACGGTTATCAAAAATTAAGACAAATAAGTCTGAAATATCTGTCGATATATGGATGGATAAATATTTAGATATTCAAAAAGAAAGATTAGATATTGGTGAATTAAAAATTAATTCTTATCGACAAAAAATGAAACCCATTAATTTATTCCGTCAGTATTGTGGTACGAAAATATTAAAAGAGATAACCGCTTTAGATATTGCTGAAATAATAGATTCAGTCAAAGTATTAGGACATTCAAGAATGGCTCAGGTCGTTCGCATGGTGCTTATTGATGTATTTAAAGAAGCTCAACATGCTGGCTATGTTCCTCCTGGTTACAATCCCGCGAAAGCAACTAAACAACCACGGAACAGAGTGAAAAGAGAACGCATGACATTGGAAGAATGGCGCACTATTTATCAGCAAGCTAAGAACCACCCTCCTTACCTGCAATGTGGAATGTTGCTCGCCTTAACCACAGGTCAGCGGATCGGTGATATCTGTAAAATGAAATTCTCTGATATTTGGGATGACATGTTACATATACAGCAAGAGAAAACAGGCAGTAAGTTAGCCATCCCTCTCTCGCTACAATGTGAGGCTATCAACCTCTCTTTAAGGGATGTTGTTGCTCAATGTCGTGATGCTGTTGTGAGTAAATATCTCGTGCATTATCGACATACCACCGCACAAGCGAAACGTGGTGAACAAGTCACGCCAAATACGTTAACCACAACATTTAAAAAAGCGCGAGATAAATGTGGGTTAACTTGGGAAAAAGGTACTGCACCTACTTTCCATGAACAACGTTCTTTATCCGAGCGACTTTATCGAGAACAAGGAATTAATACACAAAAATTATTGGGTCATAAAACACAAAATATGACTGATAAATACCACGATGATAGAGGCAAAGAATGGCAAATTATTGCTGTTTAA